GGTAATTTCGTTAAAGGAAGCATATTGCTATTCCTTTATTCACTATAATAATATATATTTGAAGAATTAAAATAATAGGAATTGTAGCATAAATAATAAGGTAGCATAGAAAAATGAAAAGAAATTTGTGGGGCATAAAGCCCCACAAATAATTACAAACGATAGGACCGGTGTCGCATTCCGGTCCCAAAATAAAACGGAGGACATTCCATGTCAGTAGAATGTTCAAAAATGGAAATTTGGTTCATAGATGAACTTACGAATTTGTTTATAAAAGACATATATTATTTTCACGTAAAGGATACATAGTGCTCGTTATATAAACGAACTTTCTCGAACAGAGATATGTAAAACCTTATAAGTTTAAATCAGGAGGTATAACAAAATGGCTAAATTCAAAGATGATGAGTATAAGATCGTCCGTGTTGACGTCCAAAAGATACGAACTCGACCGACGCAGTTTATCTCATCTCTCAATGAAGCAGGTGCATTTCATCTGTGTAAAGAGTTGATTGACAATGCTTCTGACGAAGCTCTAAAAACAGCATCACCTTGTGACAAGATCTTTATTGAAATGACATCAAAAGCGATCAGAGTTGTTGACAATGGTAGAGGAATCCCAACCGACATCATGCAGGATGTATATGAAATAATGCAAGCCGGAACAAACATGACTCGATCAGGTGGTAAGACCAGAGGAGAAAACGGTGTCGGTGGTAGTACAGCGTTATTGGCAGTATCATCATATCTGAAGGTCGTGTCAACAAGACCTACAGAAAAGAAGAGACTGACTCTTGAGTATAAAGAAGCTGTTCTCGTTAATAAGGTGCTTGAGGAATACACGGGAAAAGATCACGGTCTTGATGTAACATTCATGCCATCACGTAAGGTTCTGGGTACATCAAAGATTCCAACTGATCTTATCGTAAATTGGTTGGAGGATTTCCAGTACACACTTAAACCTGGAATATATGTTGAGTACACTGTTGATGGAAATACAACGGTAATCAATCGAAAAAGTCTTGAGCAGTACATCGATAAGACAATACCTGCTGATGCCAGATTATGTGACGTATACACATTCAGCGCGTCTGATGATGGCTTACAGGAAACATTTATGGATGAAACTTATCGGAGAAGCCTCGACTTCGAAGTAGCATTAACGTATGCTGATCCAGAGAAATATCATGGTGATGATATCCGTCATTCATGGATGAATATGATCAACACTGTTGAAAATGGTTCACACTTAGATGGATTCCTCAGAGGATTCACAAAAGCCATAACCGAAAAGATCCGCAATAAGAATAAGAAGTATGCGGATGTTAATTTCAAAAGAGATATCGAATCTCACCTGAGTGTCGTTATGAAAGCGAATTGTGACTTTGCACATATGTTCTCTTCTCAGGCAAAAGCCAAGGTAATTGAACCCCTGGTCGGAAAAGCAGTAGAATCATTAACGTACGAATGGTTCAGTAACTTACCAATGAATGATATTATCGAAGCTGTACTTGGTAACTATCGTGCTCGTGTCGAAGGTGAAAAGATGAGGAATGTTGCATCATCTGTTAAGGGACTCAAGACATGGCAGAAACCAGATCAGTACTATCCATGTTCATCTGTTAAAACTGTTGAACCGAAGGAACTGTTCCTTGTTGAGGGTAAATCCGCAGGAGGCGGTTTGAAGAGTGCACGTAATGCTCGTTATCAGGCAATATTAACATTCCGAGGAAAATCGTTAAATATATGGGATCTGACAATTGATCGTGCATTGAAGAGTACGCCGTGGTTAAATCTCGTTAAAGTACTTGGTTGTGGTATCGGACCAACATTTGACATTAAGAAACTGAAGTTCGATAAAATCATTATCGCAACTGATGCTGATATTGATGGATATCATATTCGTGTCGGATTATCGGCATTCTTTGTTAAATTCATGCCGGAGATAATTCATGCGGGAAAGCTGTATATATCAGAACCTCCACTGTATAAACTTTCGAAAGATAAAGATGTATTCTATGTAGCATCTCAAACTGAATATCTCCAGAAATGTATTGAATCCTTAGGAGATCTCGAGATCGAATTTCCTGATATGAAGTAATTGGTTTTGGCGGGAGAAATCCCGCCAACCTAATTTTATATTGGATATTTGATAATACTAATCGTTACTGTATTTGAAATGGAGGAATATGTTATGGGCAAAATTAAAGCAACAGACTTCGTTACCGAAGCATTTGACTACCTCAGCACATTGACAGAGGCAAGTATCAATCTGTCGACGAACAGATATCTGCTTGAATTCATTGCGAATGGATTTGCAGTATATGGTGATACTCCGGAAGCGTTTGAGGAACACGTAGATGAATGGATACGGAAACTCACCAATCTGTATCCGGAACTTGGTTATGATCATGAAAACCACCAGATCAAAGCCGTCATTGATCTTGTCGATCAACTCGTTGTTGTGGATAATGGTTTGATCGACCAATTGAGATATGTTATAAACATACAGAAGAAATATGGTTTGTTTATTGTATACTCATCAAAGAAGATTCCGAAGCAGCAGACAACACTCAGCAGGTTCTTTGAACATATCGAACGACTTTATCCGACAATTAAGGCCCGATACAAAGGTCTTGGATCATCTGGCGCACTTGTATCAAGAGAGGTTATAACAGATCCCCGTACACGAAGACTCATTCGTGTTACGATGGATGATGCTGAGATCATGCAGACAATGGGAATGCTTGTAGGTGACGGCAAAGAAAATAAGAATGCAAGAAAAGAGATGTTGATGAACTTCAAGTTCACAATGGATATGATCGACAACTAATATCGGGAGGTTCTTATGATAAACTACAATATTGACACCGACACAAACGAATCCGAATTCAAAGATCTTAGGAAGTTCCATGAGATCACTACTAAAGAACAAATCACTGAATGCATCGGTGATATAATCATCTTGGATCGGTATGCGAAAAACTACGACTATCTTTACAATCGTATCGTTGACGTAGCTGTCTTGTGTTGGAATAACAGAGACGAAAACGGAGAGAAGTTACAACATTCATTCGTTAAATTCAAAAAGAACATCGATTCGATTGAAACGTACGAGCTGCCACTCAACAGATTCATGATAAGTCTGGCGTTCTTACGTACTGTCATTGACTATCTTGAATACATCGATATCAATGATTATATACTGAAGAATTATCTGTCGAAGAAATCCAAATCCGTTCTTCAAGATAAGATTGTTGAGACATTGACATCTTTCGGTAAAACAATACGTGAGATTCAGGTTATAATGGCAAGAATGTCTCTTGATTTAAAGGAACTCCTGTTGGTATTCTCCGAAGCAGATATGCAGGTATTTACTGCAGAAAATCTGTTCCTTGATCATTACCGCAGATCTCCGATCATCAGGGACATCAACAACACGGAATATCCCCCAGATATGCAGACATCTGAAATCATCGAAGCGAATGCAGAGAAGTATAAGATTCTTGAAGCAGAAATGCTCAAGGGTGGAAATCCATTCTTTGTAGATAACAAATTCACTTCCATCATTAAGCCTAAACAAATGGAGGAATTGTATATCAACTTCTCACAGATCCCTGATGGTAAGAACATTGTTCCTGTAATTATGAACGGTAATGGTTTCCGTGCAGGATATCATGAGATGCCGGTAATGTACGCGGGTGCGATAGCGGCAAGAGTTCCTGACATTCTGAATGAAGAATATATGGGTACTGCGGGATATTTCGCAAGAAATATCTGGATGCTCACATATGGAACTTTGTCAAGAACCGTGTGGGACTGTGGATCTGTAAATCCAATTGAGATTGAAATCGATGAAACTATGCTTGATATGATGGATGGCAGATATTATCAAGAAACCAAGAACAGGGGACCTTACAAGATCTTCAAGAAAGATAAGAGTATGCTTGGTAGAAAACTCTGGTTCAGAAGTCCTTGTACTTGTAACCTCAATGAAGACTGTTGTCATGTATGTTATGGAACAAAGGCACTTAAGGTCGGTGAACTTGAAGGTGGATTCATCTATTCATCTGAGTTAATCACAAAGGATGTTGGTCAGAAGATTCTCTCTGTTAAGCATATCCTTAAAGCTGGAGCTGAAAAGATAGAATTCTCTGATGGATATGAGAAGTGGTTCGTTATGGAGAACTCAACATTGATTCCTACAGACGAGAAGAAGTTCGATATCTATCTCAAGGAAGATTATCTCGAAAACATCTCCGAATCATTGACCGTTTATATCGGTAAGGATCTGATTCCTATTACGATTTCTAAATATGCATCGATTCATATTCCCGATGCTGTTGTTGATGCATTCAAAGAAGTAACAATTGATGATGTAACATATTACAAAGTCTCATCTCATAAAGTTATCGAGGTTGGTATGCTTTGTGATATCATTCCTGTAAACATTATGCTTACGGCGAAATATATGAAGATAATGGGATTGTTTGAGAATGAAATCTCCAACTTCGGAAAGCTTGAAGATGCAGTAGTAGAACTTGCTCATCTTATGTATGGAATCATCCCGGTACTTTCTGTTCACGGTGAAATCATAATCGGACACCTCATTCGTTCTGTTGAAAACAGATTGCTGCGTCCTAATTGGACAACTCCGGATCCAGAGTATCAGATGATGAGACTTAAGACTGCTCTCACGAACAGTGAGTCTGTAACGGTTGCGATGGCATTTGAGCAGTTCCGTCATCATCTGCTGCACTCAATCTTTGATGAACGAAACAAGATCAAACGTGTTGGTCCTCGTTCATTTGAAGACTACCTCTTCGGAGGAAAACAGGAATAACGAAGGAGATGAATTATAATGGCCAGACCATTTTCAATAGGACCAATTGCTGGTATGTTGTTGAAACCAAGGTATGCGGCAATAAACACATTCGTCGGTGAAGATTTCATGCCTGACAAAGGTGTTGATATATTTATCGATTTAAACGCGCTGGTGTCGGCTTTGTCGACATCAGCCAAATTCTTAAATTCACTTCCATTCTCCGACGGGGTGGAAGCGGATATCATAGCCAATGTATTATCAGTTGTAAAACACTGGAAAGATTGGTCTCGTAAATATGGTGGTTCAAGAATATTCTTGATAGTAAACGACTTCGAGATGGCATTACTCCCAGAACAGGATATCATGAAATCTTATCTGGTTCCCTATGTTAACAAATTCGATCAGGAACGTTTTGCCCAGATGAATTATTACTGGACAGAAGCGATGAAACGGATCGAGATTGTTCTGAAGTATGTCCCTGAGTCGTATCTCATCAGATGCAACCGTTTGGATTCGTACATCATTCCGAATATAATTGATAATTATAAAACGAATGGTCGATACAGAATCATCATAACAGGAAATGCATTGATGACAATGTACTCTCTGGAGAATAACACGAAAGTGATTCTGTCCAAGTTCAAACATCAGATGGTTGATCCACTGATGATTGTTCAATCAATATCCAATATAGATGACAGTATAATGGAGACCTTCATTCAGAACAAAGTATTCTATGCTTTGTTAAACGCAGTGATTGGGGACTTTGATAGGGGTTTAATTGGAATAACTCAGATGGGTATCTCTGCGTTTGCAAACGATCTACTTAGAGCCGTTGAACGTGGAGAGATACCTAAAGATCCTAAGACGATCGATAGCGTATTGCCAGTAATACAATCTGGGTATCACGAATATCTCAGGAAGGTATTTCCATTGATTGATATCGAGAGACACACATTGCTTATACCACAATCATTGATTGAAAAGGTAAAGAGTAATCTCATTGACCTGTATGATCTTGATGGGCTCAGTGGATTAACTGTTGATGGATTTAACCTGATTGAGCTGGTGCAATAAACTATATGGCGGGATATTATCCCGCCATATTATTCTTATTTATTATACATATATTATTTATTTGAACAAACTCATGATTGTTCAAATAAAATCAAATGAGATTAAAAATGATAAAAGAAACTATCGTTGAATCGTTGGTCAAGGCCGCTACAATGGCGGTTGTGCCGGAGGTAGTAATACCCATCAAGAACTTTGTGAAGTCAAAGGCGATTTACACTACAAACATATCAAGTCTCATGTGTATGTCTCTTGGACAGGTTCTGATCAATGTTTTCAAGAACTCATCAAAGACACTGAGACTTGCGGCACTTTTCAATGATGAAGAAGAATGGACACGTACATTTGGTGATGAGTTATTGGTCAACAATGTCAACACAATTGACTACACGTTCTACAAAGGTACCCCTATTGCTTTGACGATGGGTATCATTGGATTGAAAGATGCTAATGCCAAGATCAATGTGTATCTTCACACGTTGAACACTCCTCATCACAAACAGAACTTGAAGGAGTTTATCGTAAAGATGAACAAGAAGAGTTTTACCAAAAGCGCAAAATGTTTATCTTACGGATACAGTGTTCCTTGTGATGGAAATGACGTTGATCATAAGTTCAACATTAACGACGAAGCCCGACTGCGTACGTTTGATGACATTTTTATCCCGGCAGAAATGAAAAAACAGATAATATCGTCGCTTGATGCATTCATCAAAAAGAAAGACTGGTATAAGGCTAACCGAATTCCGTATCATTTCGGAATACTGCTGTACGGAAATCCTGGCACTGGAAAGAGTACTTTGGCACAGGCCATTGCGAAATATACAAAGTCCATTTTGTATATATTCGTGTCGAAAGAGGTTAACCGGTTAAAATATTTCTCGGGTTACTTTGAGCCTCATATAATGGACAAACTAAATATGTACGAGACCTATATCCTGGAAGATGTTGACATCTGTCAGAATACAGCATCGAGGGATATTGAATCTCAGCAGATTCAGATCCCCGGAAAAGATGATTCTGATCTGGGTACAATATTGAACTTCCTTGATGGTATATACGCACCAACAAACGCAATTGTTGTACTTACAACGAATCATATCGAGAAGCTTGATCCGGCATTGATTAGACCGGGTCGTATCGATTTGGCTATCGAGGTCGGATATGTAACAAACGAAACATTTGCGATGTTCTGTGAGAAGTATTATGGCGAAACTCCTCCCAGTGATTTCGACATCAAGGATGGGGTAACGTTTGCTGCTTTACAGACAGACTTCATGAGGGATCTTAGCATGAAAGATCTCCTCATGAAATATTCAAAAGAAAGGACAAGTAATTCAAATGAAACTTGATATTACGCCACTTTGGAGAGAATGTGTTGATGCAATTAAGGGTCAGATCAACAAATCTATGTACACTGTAAGCATAACATCTATGTTATGGATTGCTGGAGAAACCCTTACCGATATATTCTCTAACATTCCGATGCGTGCGGATTGTAGCACCTCATCGGATTTAGAAAACGGGTTTTTCATACGGTTAGAAAATTCACTATATCGTCCAAGTACCACAAGAAACATTAGCCGTGTCACATTCTACAAAGGTATCCCGATATGGCTTGATGTGACTGTCATCGCCAAAAAGGGAAATTCTCAATTCGATAATCTCAGACCATCGGTGGATCTACGAGTTATATACAACAAGAAACACGTAGCTATCTTACATGAATTCATTGAGAAAGTATGTCGCAAGAGTATTCACAGACCACAAACAGATTTCCGTGATACCATCCTTTGTTATAATAGGGGAGGTAATTCACTACATCAAGTTCATCGAGCATTGAGAACTTTTGACAATGTGTTTATTCCTAAAGATACTCGTGATCTGATAATCAGATCACTCGATAAGTTTGTTTCAAACAGAGACTGGTATATGAAGAATAATATACCTTATCACTTTGGAATTCTCCTGTATGGTTCTCCAGGAACTGGAAAGAGCGCATTAGCACAAGCAATATCAAATCATGTCAATGCACAACTTAGCGTTATCTCGGGTGATGACATTGGTGAGTTTCCAAACTTGCTTGGAAACAGTATCCCCAGAGACACCTTAACTGAAAGAGAATACAGAGTTGTTCTTCTTGAGGATGTCGACTGTGGTTTTTGTACTCCTCTTGATAAGGAAACACAGTCTGAAGAGACGGAGAACAAAAGGAAGAAAGGGTTGGCTTCAATACTCAATTCGATCGATGGAGTTTCAGCACCATCGAATACAATATTCATATTCACCACAAACCATGTCGAGAAACTCGACCCCGCGTTAATCCGTCCGGGGAGATGCGACTTATCAATCGAGGTCGGTTATGTTACTGCAGAAACATTTAATGAGTTCTGTCTGCATCATTATAACAAAATATGTGACAACATATCTATCAAAGATGGTATTACATTCGCTACACTTCAGACGGAGATCATGCGAGGTAAAACATTCGAGGAGATATGTGATTTCATAAGAAAGGAGGATTTTTCAGATGAAAACAGTAACTAAGGTTGGTCTGATCATTGCTGGTATCATTATGGGCATGATCGCGTTGGGTAACTTTGCTAAGAACAACAGCTGTGACGAGTACCTGGATTGTGAATAATAATGTACATGGGGATCTAATACATAGATATTAGATCCCTACTTTTCTCTAATTCGGCATATATATTATTCATATGAACAAAACGAAAGCTATCTTTCTCTTTGTTCAGATCAATAACATATATCATCAAAGAAAAGGAGAGAAAATGATGATCATTAATATCGGAAATGACCGTAAGGTCATTAAGAACGCTAAGAAATACATGACAAAATTAGGTGTGAGCTTCGACTCATCACACAGACACCACCTCACGATATCGATCAATGATTCATGTGAATCCATCGATATCATCACTCCTGTAAATTTTGCCATGTCTGAAAAGACATTGGTGAAAGTTGCAAACCGCATCGACAGTATTGGTTGGTGTGGCCGTCAAATCGCGAAAGCTCTTGTCGGTGCCATCAACGGCTTGTGTGAAGATGACATCTCGTCATTAAGAACTTTATGCTTCATCAAACAGTATAAAGCATGCGATGTCATTTCATACTTTGTTGACTGGTTCTTCGCATTGATGGAGGCAAACAAGATCAGTATAAACAAGAACCATCTCGGTATTAAGAGCTGTAGGAACTTGTGGTTCTTATTGGGTGGGTATCGTGGTCTGAAAGCCACATTTACTACTGGTCTTCAGGAAGTGATAGATGAGCTGAGGCGTATTAGAAATCTCGAAGAGAGATTCGATATCTCGGATATCATCACAATCGACAATCCTGATCTGATGTGTGGTGAGATCGCCACAGAGCTGAGTAAGCTAAATCTCACACCCGTAAATCAGGTCGTCGAAAACCACCTTTGTCTGACATGCAGGCACTGCAAGACGGACAAATATGGTGACAGAATTTGTCGTGAGGGATACATAAATATTCCCGAAGAATTGACAGTTGAAGAGGTGAATAAATTGTACCCTTCAGCTTCTACACTGAATTATGGAAAACTGCAGTCAAAGTACATATTCTTTACAATGGATGAATGTGATTATTACCATTCCCGTATTGGATGTCGTACGAAAAAACCTGAGAATGGTTCTGCGGTCCAATTCCAGGAACATGCATTACAGAAGTAAGCATGGCCAATAATTTAAACATTAAAATGTGCAACGGACAAGTTGACGGTTTTGATGTGATGCCAGCGTTGGCAAGCTGGATGAAATGATTAAAAACGAAAGATAATGAGGGGCGGACATGCCCCTCAATATTCTTTTTATTTTTCTATGCTTCCATGATGATCCGGTTTATTTTTTATCTCTTAATATGTAGCCAAAACGATTTCTTAATAACTTATAGAAAGGGCTGATATAATGGCACGTGATCCAAGAATGCCGGCAACATTTGATCTGCCTGATGGTGATTTTGTTGCATTAATAACATGGGCATATGTTGTTGACAAGTTCGAAAAAATCCTTAACGGAGTTATTACCAACATGGATTTGATTAATAAAGATCTTGGTCGCATTGATAAGAAGATCGATCAATGGACTAATAAGGAGGAATAAATTATGGCGGATATGGAGGAAGTATTTGTCAAATTAAATACAATCATAAAGGAACAGCAAGCCGTCATTCATTCAATTGCTGAAAAGCTTGAGAGGCTTGAATCAATCGGCGGTGGTGGAACGGCATCCATCGAGGACTACATGTCTGGGAAGAAATACAAGAGAAATGTCCTCGTTGTTGATACTGCAACCGAAACTGTATATCGTGTTCTTGATGAATATGTTTCAGAAACGGTTGAGAAGGATTGTGAACTCGGTAAACTCAAGTTAGTTGGCTTCGAATCACAGATCGTTTCTATCTCACACGATCCTACACAAGCAGATATCGATACATTTCCTGATGATGCTGTTGTTGCCGTTTACTCAACAACAGACGCTCCGTATGTTCCCGAGGACAGCGGATATGACATATGATTTTATTTTTTGTAGAAAGCGGGTGATATAATGGCCGAACTTTTAGGATATCACAATAGTCTATGGAAACCCATAATGGAATTTACACACAAGGGTGAACCGGAAGAGTTTACGTTACAACCGGGGAAATATCTTCTCGTATGTAGTGGGGCCAAAGGGGGTTCTTCATATAGATACTCTAACATGAAGAGCTATGGCGGTGTATCATATGGTATCCTTAATCTTAAGGAACCCTCTGCATTCTATGCCGTTGTCGGTGGCGATGGTGAGGACTATACCCCCAAGAACACGTCAACATCTGCTAAAGGTGGATACAACGGTGGTGGAGATGGTGGTTTAGGTTATGCTGGATATGAGAACGGTCCCGGTGGTGGAGGTGCATCAGATATCCGTTTAACATTGAATGATGAGATCGTATATCCATCAGGAACCGCGAGATTACCAGATGAATATCAGGAAGTTGAATACATTGAATGTGACTATGGTTCATATATTAATACTGGATATATTCACAAATCCAATACGACGGTGGAATGGATCGGTGAAGCAGTAACCCAATTAAAGACTACCGAAATACTATTCGGGTCCAGAAAAAGTTATGGTTATAATCAACTATGGTTCCAATCAACAAATGGATCTACTAATTCCGCAGCATATGGTTGTGGCACCACAGATGAACACATTAACAATTTTCCATTCAATAAGAAAGTTAAAATAGTCGCTAATGGGTCCACATGTAGTTGGTATGTCGGAGATAATCTCGATGAATTTGGTTCATCAATCACAGTAAACAGTTCTATGCAGGATGGTGTATGTCCATTATTCCTTTTCAGTATGGCAGATAATTCGACAGTACCAAACAGCAAATACAATGCCGCGGGTAAACTATACTCATTCAAGATATTCGAAGACGGCGAACTTGTTCATGATTTTGTTCCATGTTATACACAGGCGAATCCTGAAGTTGTGGGATTATACGACATCTTTGCAAACGAGTTTGTTGAAGCCTCAGGAAAATTTAACATAAAGAAATTCCCCACCAAATCATTATTATCAAGGATAATAGTTGCCGGAGGAGGAGGAGGATTTCAATCTACCGATTATATCAATTATTCAGCAAATGGTGGTGGTGCATTTGGTGGTTGCATAATATCTGGATCAAAGGACCCAAACAATTATAAATATCCAACACAGACAGATGGCTATTCTTTTGGACAAGGAATGACTCCCAATAAAAAGACCAACAAACCAAACTATGGTGCCGAAGGTGCCGGTGGAGGTGGTGGAGGATGGTTTGGTGGATATTCATCCGGATCTGATAATTGTGAATATTCATCATGCAATGGTGGTGGCGGATCAGGATACGTATATACTGAAGCTTCATATAAACCATATGAAGGAACAGATATAATCAGTCCTGATTATTATCTGACTGATACCACATTGACATGTGGTCAATCAGTTGAGTCATCTATTAAGATATATATCAGAACAATTGCTCCCAATGTAGGAGACACAATAGAATTCCCAAACGTATGCAGAACTGAAGAAATCGGTCTATTTTCAGGAACATATGAAATTGAGTGTTACGGCGGCGACGGGGGTATACGATCAGACATAAACAGAGCCGCTCGTGGGGGTTACGTTAGAGGAACATTAAACAATACCAAATACCGTAAAATATTTGTCACCGTAGGTGGTAGTGGTATTTCCGGTGGTATTAGTCCACCGTTCCCCGATAACTACAATCCTTCAATGTCATTCAATGGAGGCGGAAACCCTGGTGTCATGAATGATTATCGTTCATGTGCCGGTGGTGGTGCATCTGATGTTCGTTTGGATGTAAATGATCTCTATCACCGGATCATTGTTGCTGGCGGTGGAGGAGCCCAAGGATCATCGTCTGACTACGGTGGTGCTGGTGGTGGAGAAACTGGAGAAGCTGCAACAGGTCGTTATGGAACAACGCCAGGACCAGGAACCCAATCAGGAACACCACAGAATACGACATACCCAACAGTGAATGGATCGTTTGGAAAAGGTGGTAATGGTGTTTGTGCAAGTGGTGGATTCGGTGGTGCTGGCGGTGGAGGATGGTTTGGTGGTTCAGGAACATATCCAGATGGTAGCGGTGATGATGATCGCGGCGGTTGTGGAGGATCTGGATACGTGTATAATGAATTATCATATAAACCCGACGAATACGAAATTAATGATCCGGCAGATTATCTAAGTGATACATATATGCTAACAGGTGGTAATTCATTACCACAAGGAATGAGTAAAATCGTGATAACATGTAATGACATACAATCAATACGATTCTTAGCATATGACAATGAAGGATATAAATTCTTCAATAATGAGACTAATTCATGGGAATATTTTTATGCTACCGAATTAACCCCTGAGATTTTCGAAGAGTATGGAGCTCTCAATGCTACAACCGATCAAGGTTTGTTAAATGAATATACTATATATGCATATAACGACATTAATTACACGGATAAAATCTCTATCTATGTATCACCATATAAACAACTGAGAATCAAGGCATACACTGGCACAAATATGATGGCTGATAAGTTATCTATTGATGCTGATTACAATGAAGATTTGTGTCAGATTAATACTATCGGACGTCGTGTCGGTACAGGTGATGATGCAAAATTAATGATTGACATGTATGTCAATAATAAACCTCGGGGTGAAATTATTGATATATACTGCGTACACACACTATCAGTGACGAGATCAGTATCAAAGGCAAACAGATATATCAAACCTGTTGACCCAAATCATAAGTACGAACCAGAATCTGGATCAGGCGTATTAAGTTATGAATCCGGGATTGACTACAGCACAGGATCTCGTGTTATGGATCCAGACACAGGAAGAGAATATGACGTTATTGCATCATATACATCCAAGTCTATAAAAGAAGACTTACGGGAAAATTATATCAAACCAAAGAAAAAGTATTTGTTGAAGGTTGGTAGTAGCTCTGACAAACAGCTCTCATATAGAAATTTCTTAGGTACTTATGGTGATGAAACTATTGATACGATCTATTGCAGGTTGTCTGCTATTAATCGGAGAACGTTGTACCTGTTAATGGATTGCGTTTCGAGTAGTGGAACCAAATTTGTTCGTATCAAAGCGGTTAATATGATTACATCAAAGACGCGTTTGATCGCTGACCTTCCATGGGATTCATTAGGTAGTGATTATCATGGAGGATTTCTGGTTGATGACAACTATGGGTATGTATCGCATAGTGAGCAAGTCGGTAGTAGTAATGGATATCGAAGGATATTCAGATTTTCATTAACCAATCCGGCAGATATAAAATTATTCCAATTTGCCGTCAATGAACGGCGATACAGGTTTGAATCATTCGGCAAGATGGTATGGAAAGACAAGAACACTATTATGTTGGACACATACAATGGATGTGTTGAATTCAACACAATAACCCGTCTTTTTACCGAGCACTATTATTCGACGAAGAGTAATAACCGAAGGGATTTCTGTGTTGGAAAAAGATACTTCATCTCCAATATAAATGCTAATTCAACGTCGTCATATGTTTATGACATGATTGATGATCTATGGTATGACCTTGCAAATACATTTTTTACCCTACCTGTCAACGCCCCATCAGCAACTACATACGATGATGACAACAGTCAATTCATATTCGTGCAGACAGGATACATTACATTTGTAGATGAAGAAACTATGACAATAGTCAAATCGGTACCAACGTCTTGGGGCGTTCCAAAAAGTGTTCATTACACAAATGGATATGTCTTTATAACGATTAATGATTCCCCATTGATGTGGATATTTGATATTAAGAATAACAGATTTGATGGTTTCTATCTGGATTGGTCTATGGGCGGATTAAGTGAAACCACAATAACAAGACCTTCAGTATTTAAAGGATACTTCTTCCAACCATATTGGACACTTTTGGTTTTTACATTCCAAGGAGCAGCTAAATATAACTTTGGTGGAAAGTACAGCCAATACCAGATACTGTACAACAAAGCCAGTATTACCAATCTTTCGTATGATGAAAACTTTGTTACTGTATATGACGACTTTGTTGAAGTTCATGACGGAAGCATCCAAAAGGAAACAGTTGAGGATTCTGTTGGTGATGGATATCAAATAACTCATGCGTCGTTTAACAAAAATGAATATTCAGAGTTCATCAATTTGAGGGCAAACACGGTCCCAATAGATGAACCTGTGGTAGAATAATAACAGAAAGGAGTGATGCTATAATGGATATAATTGAATCACGTCCACGTGATGAAGTGCTTGACCGTGCAATCGAGTTTGCTCGTAAATTAAGACCCAATAGTGGGTTTTCAAATTTGTATGTTGCTCGAAGAATCGATCGGAATGGTAATGTCATTGATGAAAAGTATGGAATGAATCTCATGACTGACTATGGCATGAAGCAATTCTTTACATTGGAACAAAACTTTCCGACAAGCTTTTATGTTGGAAATGGAACAACAACATTCACCGTTGAGACAAATGTTATGGCTGGAAAGATTCCGGGTCTAACCCAGGCAGCAATAAATTCAGACACCAACAAGTATTATGGTTATCCAACATATTTCGCATCGGCGGATAGCCTGTCAGGTGATACGGGTCTCATAACATGTGTGATGAAATACTTATCATGTTATTATGATTACAATATAAGCGGTCTATCTAATCCTGTATCAATAACCGAATATGGTATTGGTGGTAGCAGTGACGGTGATATTGATAAATTGTGGACTCATTCATGGGTATATGATTCAAAAGGTAAGAAGACATATATAACCAAGAACGTCAACGAACGTCTTGTGTTCGATGTCTATTTATGTATGTCATATTATGAATCATTGATTCTTTCGGGATACCAAAACCAAGATGAAATCACAAAGAAATGGACGAACAAAGATTACACAAAAGATGATTCTCGTTTCACTGTGATAACAACAATGCATCAATTCATGAATAGAATGTTGGAAAATGAGATGGGTACATTCAAACGTAACAATGTACGTTATAACAGAGGCCGTGCCGCGAAGTCTTATTCTGCATTCGCGAATAATAGAATATACAACGTTGATACAATGAATACATTTACAATGTATGCTGAAGATTCTTCCAATAGTGGCGCTGTAAACTACTCAGGATATATCGACGGATTCTATCAAATGCATACAGGATTCCTGACACTTGAAAGACAACATATCGATCCTCCCGAGAATATCGATATCACTGTTAGATCACAACAAGCATGGGAATTTGATGGTATATCACGACAGTTCGGTTCCAATTATAATGTCCCAGTAACTCAATTGGACGCAACAAGTGTTTGTATGTTCGATCATAAGAGTACCGAAACGGATAAAGATAAAAGATGGGGTGTTCCTGTTGCATATCATAATGACAAGAACCACTGGTATACCGAAACATCTATGACCACAACATTTGCCGTTCCTATTTACTATACAAACAACGATACCATTTCCACGTTATATTTGTACCAAAACATGAGACCGGACGATCCGATTGAAAAGATTGATATTGCGACCAGTACCATCTATGCAACAAACCGATACTGGAATGCCCGGTTTATATCAGACACATCCGTTGACGATCCCGATAACTATTGGATTCTGATAACTGATCCGTCTAACATACCCGAGAAATGTAAGACTGCTCGATATTGGATTACTAATACAAAAGATGTTAGCATGACAATATATCGTAGATCCGATGTATTCTATCTACGGAGCAATACATCTGCATATGAAGGTAATGAAATACAGACTATCAATGAATTTCCAAAGGTAATTGGTTCTGAAAAAATATGTGACAACTATGAATATGGATGGTACATGAGAGGCAATAAAGTATATATCCCAGACCGTCATTCGATGATGACAGTTGGTTCTTCGACCGGAACAGATACTGATACTATGACATATAGAAAATGGTTGGTTACGTTTAATTCAAACTCATCAGCAGATTTGTATTATGCTGATATGAGTAATGTTAAAACAGCTGCCAACCCCACGGTTAATACTTTCAAAGTACCATTCACGGATACATCTGTAAATATCATGAACCAGTGTTATCGTACAGAATCTGATACTGGTTTGATATGTTTACAAAGTATCAAGAGTGGATGTAACGAAGCAGTTATCATCGATCTAAGAAATGACACGTGGGTTACTGACCCCAAGAAAATATCTGATTCAAGGATCGCAACATGTATTTGGGGTACTAACAAGATTGCTTATATAAAGAGCACACCAGAAGAAACCCCATGCATTCATGTATTTGATATGGAAACCGAATCCGAAGAAGTAATTACTGTTTCATATGACGGTGAAGAAGGTTTGACAGATATTTCCACTATATCATTCATGTATGGTAGTAGAAATAAGATATGGATAACCGATGGTAGTAAATATGCATATGCAATAGACATTACATCTACAGACAAGAAGGCTAAAGGTTTCGATAATGCTATTCTGATATCTTATGGAAATCTTTACAAATACAAGATTACGATTGTGGATGATGTGTTCATCATATATAATCCAACGTCTACGGATATTGGTACTGCGATGTATATTTGTTATGATAACCCAACGCATGTATTCTCATTTGACAATACAGGCATTGACTATAATCCTACCAATAACATGTCTACCCCTACGACAATGACATTACGGTATTTAAATCGTGATGGTGTGAATAATCGTGGTGCATTGATGTTGTTAATCAACAGAGGAGATAGCTCCTCATCATACGATATGCATTGTCAACTGTATGACTTCGGACAGTACTTATTTGATGAAACAGTGACCCGATATAACACCAGTCAAAGAAATATGTCAACATTGTCACCATATGGCGAATATATGGTTCTTAACTGCAAAACTATATCACCGGCTGTCAACCTTATGCCGGTTCGTATTAAAGGAACCACAAATACTATCACAACCCTTAATCACATCAAAAACGTATCCAATAAACAATTCACAATTGAATACACAAACCTTCCGCAGTTTGGTAATTCTGAAAATAATGGTTTACCACCTGGGGTTAGGAATTAACAACATTGTGGTGGTGATTTATTATGGCAAATATTTTCCGTAGTAAGGAGATATATAAAAAGATAAAAACAAATACATCCGAACAAGACATTGTCTCAATAAGAGGCATGTATGTGGTGGGGGACTATAGTCCCCCATATTACATACAACCAATGATGGTATTGACAAATGTCGAAACGAATAAGGCAAAGATAGCTGATTATGTTGATCAACGTGAAATAATCAATCCTGGTGATTCTTGCCATGGTTTACTTGATATTGATATAATAGGTGATTTAACAATTGCCCGTTATACCAAAGAATATGCACCAACAATTCAATCTGACAACTCATGTCATGGATTATTAGACCTTGATCTCATTGGTGAATTGTCAGTTTATAAGTATGGAAAAGACTACCCTCCAAATACATACCCAAATGATTCTTTACACGGGTTATTGGATTTAGACATAGAAGGACATGTGGAATTTATTAAATATGAGAACAGACTCAATCCCCAAAAAAATCCCTGCATAAGAATTACTCGTTGTCAAACAACTAAGGCGTTAATAACGAATCAAAATAAATAAAAGGAGGTAATATTAATGAATGATACTATGGAATATCACTCTGAAAAAGAATTACCCGATTCAGTACGTAAATTCATAAACAACGTTCATCGTGCTGGGTATGACAACATATATCATGTTCGTAGTGTTGATATAGATGGTACCATTATCGATGAGAAATTCGGAATGAATGTCATGACCAATAAAGGATTAAAAATCATGTTTGGTTCTATCAGTGCAAACACTCGATATATGTGGACTGGATTAAACAATGATGTTGAACCCCAAACTACGGATACAAGCATAACAGAAGTTTCCCCTTTCCCAAATTCAATGAAAACTGGTACATTGGCATTCACTGCATATCCATCCGTATATCATCCTGAAACACATATATTGACGTCTTTGTGCCTAAGGTACCAGGACTTTTATTATGATTATAATTATTCTGGTATCACTGAAGATGTCGAAATTAAAGAGATTGGTTATGGCACATCACCCACAGACTTATCAATGCATGCGTTAATATATGATGAATATGGAAATAAGTCATCAATCATAAAGAAACCTAATACGAGATTGTACATATCCGTATATATACAAGCTGGAATCAACGTTGACCTGTTTGACCAATTGTGGCGTAAGGGTATATATTTCTTCACAACACCAAATGCGTGGCTCTTTAGAGATGAACCAGCAGGGGATGACATATATCTTACGATGTGTTATATGACACGTCGAGCACAAGGACCCGTACATGCAAATCATAGATATATGGATTATTCCCATCATCGAGGTTATAATGTACACGTAGATGCAGGGGACGATACGATATATCAGACAAAAGTCGACCAAAACGGAACAGGTGTACGTGACTGGCAATATGATTATATATCTACAATATGTTTTGGTGATATCTATACCGATGCAAATAATTTATATGAAGACAAGTTCACAAGTTTGAATTTCTGGGGATTCAAACTTATCCAGATGAATGAATCTGAGGATATCGTTATTGAAAGAGCATATACAAACTCTTCATCGAGTGATAATTTCTCTAACATGTTTGGTTTAACAACAGATTTTCATTATAATACCGACATGACAAATAACAGTTATGGAACCTCTTCAGATGGAATGTTACCAATGACACATTTCTCCATTGAAGATATCTCTCTATACAATCATAAAACCAAGCAGTGGGATATTCCAGAAGAATTCGTAAGCGATCCGGAATACTTGTATGATGAAATAAATTCGACATATATGGGAAGAGCTTATATGAAGGATCAATCAGGTGTTGCCAAAGACTGTGTGATATTTATAAATTACAAGGCGGACAAGTATAAGATAAAATCGTTCTCAAATTCGAATGTAACAATGTACGCATCTGATGCTTGGTGGGATGTATCCACATGGTCTCCAATATTGGCTGATTTAAACGATATCCCTACGGAATATCAACAAAAAAGATATTATATACTCACTCAATGGATCACAGATAAACCGTATCAACTTCGACCGGTATATTACAAAGATGATGCAACAACGGGTTTGGAGACAACAACATTTCATGGATTAAAATTACCAACAGAAAAGTTTCCATACACCGTCGCAAAAATACCCAATGACAGTGTAATTTATAAATCACCACAGACAAGATACGCATTCATCGCATGCTCTAACAAAAACAATTGGTTCATAATATGTGACTATATCATCTATCCGGAAAACCCAAGTGGTGTTAAATGTTATAAGATAGGCGAATATAATAACGGAGCCGGTGACAGTGGCTGGATTAGTTATTCATATACCACTAACAATACAATGTTTTCTACTGATGATAGGCTGGTAACAACTTTTTCTAAGTATCGATTAAATGGCAAGTTCTATTATGGCCTTCGCATATATGCATTGGATAATGAAGGATCTATTGCACCAAAATATGTTGATATTCCTTTATCATCAATATCCGGTGATCTGAATTACTATACCCGATCTTACGGTACCCGATTTTCGACATCATCGAAAGGATGGGTTATGTACAATTCCGATAAATATTGGCATCCAATCATTCTTGATATTTATGGTGAATCGAATACCAATGTTCTTGAAAATCTGGTTGATGTTGATTTCGACAGAAAACCAAAGTGTTATCAGTTGACTGATAAATTGTATAAGTATGCTCATGTTCAAAATCTAACGGATTTCTTGGTATATTATAATTCGAATGCTGAAACTGCCAATGTCATTGAAATCATGGATATGAAAACGCGAGAAGTTATACAATCATTCACATTACCAACAGACAGACAATACACTGTTGTCGGAATTCATGGATGGAACGATATCGTTTATATAACTGCTACAGCAAATTCGGCATACTACCTATTTATGTATACAATGGCTGATGAAAAGATTGTTCATCTCGGTATGAGTTCATTCAGCATATTTAATCACAGTGATGTTAAATCATATGATATCCCGGAAATGTCTAATGAATATGTGTACTGTCTCGGGAGCAGTACTGGTGATTATCGCGCCGTTTTTGTAACTAAGGAAGACCCTACCAATTTTAAATACTTTACCAAGCACAAATATAGTGCATACAGAAACGTCGTAAATGGACAATTACACTTTACAGATGATCAACAGACGCACATGGTTCTATCAACATTTAACGATCCTGAAACTCATTGGTACACATACAATTGGAGAACTATTTATGACATGTGGGATTTAATTGACAACGGTCCCAATTTAACAATGCCTTATAAAAACTTCTTCTACACGTATACCAATCAAGGAATTGATAATATACCCGTTGTATTATATAAAGATCGGGTAATGCGAATTTCGGATTCGGGCGAACCAAACTTTGGTGAGATAACATCATATCCTATACAGTATTCATTACCGCATAGGATGCATGGTAAGACAAAAACGTTAACGGCATGGAATAATCCGTTTCAAGTAACCAAGGGTCTTTATTGGCAAACACGATGGACCAATGATATCAACAAAATAAAAGCTATATCGAGTGGTGATCAACCATCACCAACATCAAATGGTGATAATAATGGCTAATATATTCAGATCAAAAGAAATATATAAGAAAACCGTTAATCAAGATAACGAAAACAAAATATACGAAATACGTGGTTTATATGTCGTGGGGGATTATTCTCCTGCGACGTATAAGAATCCATTAACATGTATCGTTGATATCCTTTCAAACAAAGCAAATGTTGTTGATTTTACTATCAAGAACGAGGAATTACAATCTGATCATGTTTTGAATATTGTAAACTTTGACATGGATCCTGATGATAGTCCAGCAATAGTTCGGTATTCAGTAAAACAAGAACAAGTAGAAGATCATGTCCTCAATATCGTAGACTTCGATATGGATCCTGATACAACACCAGAGATTCTGAAATATACAAAATCATCAAGTGATATTGGTGATGATCATGTTTTGAATATTGTAAACTTTGACATGGATCCACCGGATATTCCTACATTCGTGAAGTATTTTACGAAGATATATCCACATACACATCAACCATGTATTCGTATAACATCAATAAAAACAACACGTGCTTCATGTGTTGATAGAACATAACAAAGGAAGGAGTTGGTATTATCATGACAAATGATATGACTTTATCCACAACGGATGAAAAGTTTCCAGACTCTGTAACCGACTTCATTAAGGAATATGACAAAAGACATCTCGGGAATGTGACAGTTGGAACCCATAACATATACCATGTCCAAAGTATTGACATGGATGGAAACGTGACCCAAGAAGCATTTGCATTGAATGTGTTTACCGACTATGGTATGCGATCAATTTACTGGTTCTCTGGTATGCAAGGTTCTCACGACAATTCCGCATACCCACAGTATATGTATATTGGCAATGGTTCTGAGATAGACAAGGGCTCACAAACATTAACATCACCACTCCCAACATCTCAATCAAATCAGGCAACACTCCATGATGAGGAATATGGTCTTATATATGACAAAGAAACGAGATTATTGATATCCAGAAAGAAAGGTGTTTCAGCAACTTACAACTATAACTATGGTAATATGACCCAAGATTATGATATAACCGAAATAGGTCTCGGGAAGGCATCAAACCAGATATTATTCCATTCGTTGATATATGATGTGGATGGTAATGTGTCTAAAATTCAAAAGCGAATGAATGAACAGCTCACGATTACAACATATCATACATGTTGTATGAGGACAGACATATTCGATCGTTTGTGGGATAAAGGAATATATGCAATTTTTGATCCGGTCAAATATTTCAATTTACAGTATATCTATAATAATGGTAGAGGAATTGGTGGTTGGCTACTTGCATCAGGTATTCCATTTAACGGTGGAAATAGTTACTCGGACTATTGGAACACCAGTAGTCCGAATTTTCAGATCCCATTGTATGGACGCACAGCAGGTAATGTAGGTCAGACGAATCAAGATGGTACATTTAAATTATTAATCCCAGAATTTAAGGGAACACGATTAATCACAGATAAGCGATCGTATATTGCACAGATATTATTAAGTGACATCAACATGTATTCTTCATCAAGTAATCGTGGATTTAGTCAAGAACCGTGGTTATTAGTCAGATCATACATATATCTATCCGAACCCGAAGAGATATCGTATAATTTGTTAAGAACGAATTCTTGGACTGATCCCAATTTATGGACACAATTTGGATTTTTTACTAATCTCTATGGAAATAATTCATACGGCGGGATACCTGTTTTGGATTTCGATATGAAGAAACTAACGATGTATAATTATCAAACGAAAAAATGGGATATTGAGGAATCGTTTCAAAATAATCCAGAGAAGCTTCTTTATGAACAGAAAAAATGGTTGGGTCCCGCATGTCGTATGTATATATACATAAAGGAATTAGATAAAACTCAAACTGTTTTTATATTCATGAACAGCTTTACAGATCGACCTATCACATCCTTTGGTGGTTCAGGTATTGTACTATACATGACAGATCAATGGTGGGATACATCTACATGGGTTCAAATAACAAATCTATCACAGGTCCCGGTAGAATTACAGTGTAAAAGGTATATAATAACGACTACAAATCTGGATTCCGGGAGTTTTAATAATAACACTACTTTGGAACAATTTCATTATTGTTCAAACCATATGTACGGTAAAGAAAAATATCCAACAATCAATAGGAAAGATGAATATCATAAGATCTTGTACACCGATGACAGATCCCCTAAATCGTATGCATACCCGACAAAAAGTAATATCAACATACCAGGGTATAATGATTTTAAATGTGTGGCAAGTGATTCTGTTGGTTATGTAGTAATAGGTGAAATGCTGATATACCCCGACTCAATAGATGAATCGACAAATCGACCGAAGATATACGAGATCAAAAGCTATAAGGGATATCGGCTTCATAATAGCATTGGTGTATATAATCCAGGTCGGAAAAATATTCTAATAACATTTCCATATACGGATTATAGATATGGATTCCGAATCATTACAGTATCGGAAGATCCCGAAGTCGCACCGATATCTCTCGATATCGCTTATGGTACAACATTGCATGATTCAAATCTTCATATATCGGAATCGGATAATGGTTATTTGTGTATTTCTGATATGACGAATAAGAAGCTTGTAATAATCGATATTACAGGTATGCTTAATGGTGGAACAGAACCAACAGTCACAATTATTGAAAACATACTGGTTGCACATGCAATTGGTTGTACGAATTATTGTTGTTGTCGTGTTCCTGCCGATGAAGATGGTTTGGTAAAATTCCAAATAATCGATATGAGAAATCCGAATGGCATTATAACCGATTTAACAGAACCGGATCCGAATATTGGGATATTTAAACTACCTGAAGGACATACATATCAGGGTATTTGCGGCTGGAGCAATTTCATCTATATTTCAACGAATAACGCGGGTGTTAATTGGACAATCCTATACTATATGCAGGAGAAGAAAATATCACAATTATCATGGACTTATGCTGCATTGATGGAACATAGATCCATTGACAGCTATGGACAATATATTCATATTGAAAGATGTGTCGATGATTGTATGGTACTGTGCGGGAATGGTGGTGGCTATTATAGTAATGAGAAAGAGAACTACAGACACCTGTTGTTCAGAGCATCCGATCCCGAAAATCCATATCGTGTAATGGTTGATGCAGTGGCACAGAATGAATGTGCTGGAAATGTCTATTGCAATTCTGCCCAATTAACATATCTCGATGAATCGAAACAACAATTGATGCTCATTGTGAATGCCAACAGATGTTGTGTATATGATATCGGTAGAATAATTGATGAGGGAGTTCCGCAAACGTATGTTTTCAATCGCCTATATCCGTATAGAAACGGTTGTCATGCCGGTGTAATATTCAGAAAGAATGTTGTGTATCGTGACTTTGTAGATAATTCCAAGGACGTTTTATACATTGAACCAATCGAACAGTTCATAGACCATCATGTTGAAGGAACAACATGGACGATCAATTCATTCAATAATCCCGTACAAGTGACGTCGGGCGTTAAAAATTTCCAATTGGAAATTTCAAATGTGTTATCAAACTACGGGGAAGAATACAATCCAACACCAAGCACGTAAAATATTATTAATAACGGGGGCATGATGCCCCCGTTATTAAATATGATATTATTTTATTACATTGATAACGATGTTGTCTTCTTCGACTACGAACATTTCTGGAGTATATCTTTCAAGTTCATTTTTGGGCATATCCTCAAGTTTCTTCCATTTCTGGACAATTGCTTGAGTATTGGCATCCATGTAGTTTCCATTGGGCCTGCCCTTCTCTGATGTATACCATCCTTTGAATCTCATCCATGCCACATTTTCATGTGTTTCCATCTGTTGGATTACATGAGAAATGTATATGTTGTTGTCCATGCTAATTGCATCTACCGGTGTATGTATACCGGTAATACGATTGAAGTATGACTTAACCATAGATCTCAATTCATTGATAGTATTGGTTGCTAACGCTTGGTTATACAACTTAACATCAAACTCGAGTTGAATATTAAGATCCGGCCAGAATGCTCTTGGATCATCATCAGAAAGATCTGCATTCAAATCAGATACATAAGAGTGTGGCAACCCATATGTTGCAATCAATTTACAATCGAGGTAGTTATTGCCTTCAAGTCGTTTGAATATGACAGGTTCAATTGCCTTATGAACTTGAGTAAACGATGTTACAAAGTTCTCAAAATCGTCTGACAACATCAATGAATATTCAACAAACGGCATGAGTTGAATTTCAACTGCTCCTGTAACATTAACACCTTTATCGATAAATGATTCATTAACATTGTTCACATAAGATATGAGAACATTATATATTATATTCCAATCGATATTATCACCATTGATATCGGTGATATCGTGGGTGGCAATATCTTCCATAAGTTGAACCATTTCGGTATACCATTCCGGTGTATCTTCAGATATAATCCTATTATACTCTCTGAAATAGGATTGTATTCTACCCTTCATATCACTTGCGACGGTCTTAAAGAATGAGAATTCATTATCATGTGATCCAGTGACTAATACCACGGGAATATTATCATTCATCCTGGCGTATGCGAATTCCGTCATGTAAAATATGTTATACGGTTCAGAAGCATTGTAACGGCTTAAGCCGTATATCTTCTTATACAGATTTACCTGTTCTTCTGTTGGAATCGAAGAATCACCGAACTTAACAACGCTCCGCATCTCTTTCAATTCTTGAACGAGGTCCACATCATCAAGCATATATTCATCAACAACACGGAATCCAGTGAAGCTATCACCAGCCTCGATTTCAGAATCACGAGAAGGATCATCGGAACGGATAAGGATTGTTATTTTAATCTGGGGATCTGTTGCATCTATGCTAACAACCTCACCATTTACAGCCTTCCAACTTCCACCACCATTTCCAACAGATGCCATGTTGATCCGGTTGTCAATATCAATCAATTCAGTCAACGGATACATTGTTGTCTCGAAACGATATGTTCCATCATCTTCAAGACTAACAGGCTGCATTTCTACTCTACCTGTTTCAGAACCATTTACAATTGTATGCATCAAGACACGCATATTGTTCTTCTCTAATGGGAGCTGTTCTGAATGAATATAGAACATCGCCTCACCAACAGGAAGTTGTGAGAATGGGATTCTGTAATAATCAACCGATCCTGACTCTGGAGACGGTTTCATATCAGCATAAAGAATGATACTGGATGCACCGATATTATCCATGTCGAACTGGTAAGAACCTGTGGTATCGAGTTCTTCATTCCACATATATGGCATGTATACATTTGCAGCATTTGTGATTGTATATGTGACACGTTTCTCAATAGGTTCTCCATCTTCGTTCTCTTGTTTGTAATATACATTTATGAATACCGAAGGAGCATAACTCTTACCGATCTTAACGAGTTTCGTTTCACCATACTTTGTAAGTTCAGTTTCAGATGCTTCACCAACAATGATCTTTGTAATAGATCCTTGAACGGCTTTCTCACTTAGTCTCATCTCGTAATAATTCTGGGTCTTGACACGAGTAAATGTAATCAAGTCATCCGAAGTAGGCTTTGGATATATATCGATTTCGGTTTCTCCCGAAACATATACTTCATGTCCTTTGGATACTCCATCATCTCCCCATACTTCATTAGATCCATATAGATAGATATTTTCTGCCGTAATAGGAAGATTGATAACTTTCGTTTCAGCGGTGGTTTTGTCTTCAACCCAAATGTCAGTTAATTTCCATTCATTCTCCGATATTCTGTCTTTTGATTTTACACAGAAGAATGTTCTTTCGGGGTCAAATGGAACATATCCATTATCCAATGTCAAAGGAATCACAGGGATTACATTTGCATACAGATCAAGTGGTTGTTTGAAATAATTCCACATTACTTGATAGAACTGTGGAGCGATTGCATTCTTACGAAGGTACTCAACAAGAGGACGACCATCACTCATACCAGGTGTTGGTGAAAGAATATATGAAATAAACTTATAATGGTCATCTTTATATGTTCTCTTGATGTTTGTCCTAACAGGAGTTGCATGGTAGATATAAGACATATCTTCGTTGTTATTATCAACAGCCTGGGACACGTGGGCTGTATTTATTTTTGTTGCAGTAACATATTGATTCACCCATGGATTGAAATATCCTATTGCAAATGGAACCTTCTGAATTCTGATACCAAAGGGATTTGCAAACACAAACTTATCTGAAATACTTGCTAATGTATTCACAGATTCAATTGTCTTTCCATCACCCTTTGTATATGGAACAACAGTCCATTTGTTTTCGGTACCATAAACCCATACCCAGCCAGGAGGAATTATGATCTCATTGTTTGATATCGAATTTCCTGCATTGTTATACAGCTCTTCGTATGTCAGCTTACCATGTAACGTATTTGTTTTGAATACTTCTCCATGCTCATCATTCAGAGCAATATATCCGCTCCATACTCTGCCCCACGGATCATCTCTCCGTTTAAAGAAAAAGGGATACAATATGTTTTTGAAGTGGAATGTCTTGAACCATTCATCGATGTCATGGTCGGTGCTTAATACATTCGCTGTATTATATGCTTCGATTGTTTCTCTTCGTACTGTTTCCATTGTACCAATGTCTGAACCCCCTGCACATCCGCCGATTATAAATGCGGCCTTCATAACATTCGCATTATTGGAATATCTGTTAGATGCGGTAATGACCTTTGGTTGTTCTTCATTTTTGTAATTGGGTGCGTTTGCTGATTTACCATGACATGTGTAAATGGTTATTTCAAATGAAGAATTCGTTTCCGGAACGAAATAACGATTACCATTTAATTGCCACATAAAACGAATTGTCTGTGGGTTGTCCATTATATAATGGACATATGGATTATTATCCGATACTGTATCGTGGATTGAAAGAATGTGATCACGCGGTAGGAATTGCTCGTTTCCTTTACTGTCAATATACTTAACATCGAAACCGGCAATATGATTCTCACACATAATAACCTTATCTTCATTAGGTACCCCGCCTGTCATGTTGTTTATAACAGTATGGGTTTCTCTCTCATATTCATTCACCTGTATGAGTAAACATAACCATGTTTCAGTAACCCTGTAAGTGATGTAAATGTCTTTGTTAGTTGCACACATGTTTGTATCATCACGGTTAATGTACTGAACATTCCACGCCGGTACAGGAGAATCAATACTTGAAGTTTTGATATCCTTGTACTGAATAAGAATATCATAATCGAGTGAATACACGAAACCCTCGGGGAGATTGAACTTCGTATTCTTATCAAGAATGAATTCATTCAAACCATTATCCGGATTGAACACGGAATTGTTTTGGATATCTTCGATCTTTAATTCCAATAATACATTGGTGGATGCAGGTGTAGCAAAGGAATATCCGATGTTGAATATTGCAGCTTCAGCATATATTGAATCCGGCAATACGGCTTTTGTTATAAATGATTCATTGAAATAGAATGACGAAGTGTATCCGAGCTGTTCTGTAATTTGTGAGATATACTCACTGACAAGCGAGAAGAATCCCGTGTTAAGTACATTTAAGGGAACATTATGAAACACACGAGGAGCCAATTCTTCTACCATAAACTTCTTTATCTGACTATCATCAGAGTAGTTATTAAGAAGGACTTTTTCATCAGCCATGTTTAAAAACCTCCAAAATCAGTATTATATATGTTAGGGAAACCTCGAAATAATGTTAACCTTACTCCATAGGGTTTCAAACACACATTATGGTTTGGTCGGGAATCTTCTGACATTCCATAATAAAATACTAAGAAAAGGAGATGACAATTATGGCTACAAATGACCGCATTCAACTGAAACGGGAAGAAATCGTTGGTAATGATGTTGTTTTAACGGATATAAATCCTAAGTCAAATACCAAATCAATCGACGATACAAATTCTGGTGTTTCATTGGAAAAAACTATCGAACGTTTGTGGAATGCGATTAATAACAAACTGTCCAGAATTGTCAATAGTGTCAATGGTAGGACCGGAGTTGTTGTTCTTAATGCGAATGATGTCGGTCTTGGTAATGTCGACAACGTTTCTCTTGCTGATATAAAGAACTGGGTTATCGAAAGAACGATACAGGAATTCAGAAACAAGAGAATCGAATTGTTCAATTCATTGAATGAGGTTGATAATTTAATCACTCAATGGAATAACGATGAAGCATACGCCGATAAACCTTACTATTCTCACCATGGATATGATGATGATAAACGTGGCTACATAGGTTATATCTATATAGACCCTGGTACAGGACGGCTTACCCATACCTTTGATATGGTAATTGATACTGTGGGATGGACAGATAATTCTCTTGTATATAATGAGAATATTAACGATAAAGAATTTGCCGAAACCGGTGGTCTTGGTGTCAATATATGGAAATACGAGGATGCACTTGAATTATATAACGATGCATCCGGAAACAAGGCTGCTTCTGGTTTACGTATCGACAAATCGAATATATCTCCCAAGGTTCATTATTTCGATGGAGTATATGGAAATGGTGATCCCAACGATTCAAACGCATTGTTGTTCTTCGATCCCAATACGTTCCCTTCCACCAATATCAAAACGGTTGATATATATGTCGATGGTATCTTGAGGAAATGTGAAGGAAAGGAATTCCCCGAGGGAATAATTACCAAATTCGCCGGGGAAAATATAATGCGTCAACGTCTTAAGTTGTATGATATCATTGTTTGTAATTTCAGTGATAAGGGTTATGTTGCGAAGACAGATGACAGTAATATTGAAATGCTTAATCCATACATGAATCCTCTTCTCATATTGAGGAATCCGGCAATCGGACAAGTTACCACAGCACCAACACTTGAACATCCTGAAAACAACTACGTGATCGAATTCTATTCATTAAAACCCAACGTATATAAGGGTCTTCAAGAATATACTTCATCGAGCCGTATCAGTATAGATTCAAAGTACAAAGCGAATTCCATTGGATTATCATTGTTGGAAACGGATGAGATTCGTTCTTGGCAATTAGATCCAAACGTTGGTGGTGAAAGGGTACATTACTCTGGTTCTCCGGTAAACATATCTGGTGTTAATGCATTCTCACCGTATTCTATCAATTATCCAAGAATACTTGGGTCTACCAAAGATAGAAAACTATCAACGGTATTACCAACAGGCGAAACATCAGACATCTTCAAAAATAATAATGACAGAAATAAATCTTCATCAACATATATATTACCAAACTTCTCATTGTGTGTAATTCCGTATAAGACATACAACTCTGACAATGAAAAGAACCTGATAAAGAACTGGCCGGTATCTGCCCCGACAATCACCGATGATCCTAACGAAACCACTGAAGAAAGATCCCTGTTGGGAATCAATCTTGACAAAATAATTACCAGTGATGGTAATGCGATAAATAATTCCGGTTTGAGAATAAATACTGATAAAGACTTGTTTACACATTCTTGGTATGGTATGTCAGATGAATTTCATAAGGATGAACCAGTCTCAAATCCTAATCGATCAGGTGGTCTTTCCGTTAATGTCGGTGAATTTCTTGAAATAGGAACATATAATGAATCAACCCCCGCAGAAAAGAAGAACTTCTATAATCAAGGTAAAGTCAACGTTCGTATTGACAGATCTAAGAGCTTGTATAATACTGGCGATAACAAAATTGGTGTTCGCGTGTGGAGTACATTAGCGGGACTTCCAGATGGATTTAAAATGCCCGCTGGTGGAATTGTACATGCTAAAGGATCCGGTAATTCTTCAGCTTTATCGATAAACCCAGGAAAAGGTATATTTTTCTCGGGACAAGACAGTTTTGGTGTTCCCATGTCTTATACTTCAGAAAAGACATTGTCAATCAATATAATAGATACTCTCAATGAAGATGATTACGGCATTTCTGATGATACGCTTCCGGATAAGAGAAGTCATTATGGTGGACTTAGATTCATAATTGATGATGGTCACGGAGGATCAAGTATTGGAATAAGGGTAAATGAAGATGACACATATATCCATCAGAAAGTAGATTCGGATGGAAATCCTGTGTTTAATGATGATGGAATAACTCCTGTGTATGCTCTATATCATACGAACAGATCTAAGATACATGGTTACCATACTGGAACTGAAGGTCTGAGAATTACGGATAAGAATGTTCTTGGTATCCAATTATACAACAATGATAGGGATATCGAAATATCAAGAAACCCGTTAAGAATTAAGTCTTTTGAAGAATGGCTTATCGAAAATTTTGCCGAAACACCTGTGCGAATTCCTTCTGAAGATGGGACTGGTTTTAATGTCGAACGCCGTCTTCCTGAGAAGTGTGTTGTCTCAAAAACAGCACCGGAAAATATAACATCTCCTAATGATAAATTGGTTTATTTGATTGACAATTCCCATGAACGGGAATACTATAGATTCATCGATTATGGTGAAGGACTCGTTGCTACTAAGTTAATCCATTATTATGACCAAGAAAGTAATCTCCCTGATCCTAACGATGGCGAAACAATCCAACGAGAACACCTGGGATTCTGTCTGTTTGTTGTCAAAGGTAATCCACTTACTGCCAATGAATCCGGAAAGATCAAGGTATGCAAATTGACAGCTGCGGATACTGGTCCCGTTTATGCAACATTGGTTGATTGGATAACGCCACCAACTGGAGGATTGAACCTCGAATATTCCAAGGGCTTACGTACGGAACATTCTCAACTATTCGATGTCAACCGTCTTACGGTGGACCTGAATGACAAAACCGAAGATGATGATCTTAGCACTTTAGGTGGATTACGGTTTTCCAGAGATGGTTCTATCGCAATCCGACTTAATACGAAAGACGATGACAACAGAACAGGCGACAGAGGTTTATCTATTGATGATCGTAATGTTCTTGGTGTGAGAGTCAATCCTGATAATAAGGATCTTAAGATTGATGATAATGGTCATCTTATAATTGACCCTGAATTCAAGCCAACAATGAAGACATTAAAGATCACCGATAGTAAGGGTATGTCGGCAACATATAATGGATCCCAGGATGAAGAAATCATCCTGGGTCCGGGTCTCATATTTACAGAAGTTATTACTGGTGGGGGATCGACTGGTACATGGTAAAGAGGTGATTAAATGTTCAAATTGACTCTTGATTTAGATAAAGATTTAGAGGTGAATGCCGATAATCAAGTCACTATTAAATGTTCCGAAGAACCTGGGAATACTCTCGAAATCCGAGATGATGGCCTGTATGCCGAAGCAACTCAGGGTATCGATGGAACCGGTGGCACCGGTTACACAAGAAAAGGGGACTATGAAGGTGTCAGAATAGGTTATGAATCACCGTACGGGATGACGGAATCTTCACGTCGCGTAGTATTGACAAATGTTATACACCGGGTTTATACTGCCGAAGGGGATGACATTAATAATCTGAAGGATTATCGCGTTAAAATAGATTATGTCCTTCCAGGGGATATTGTTCTTTTTAACGGCAATATCTATCTCGTAACATCAGTATCAATGAGTGGTGCTAATGGTGTATATGGTTCCCCAGGAAACAGAATAAACTCGGCTATTTGTTTACAAGAGGGATGAATATATGTTCAAATTAGAAATCAATACAGATAAAAAATCTATTGGGCATGATTCTACTGGTGCTCTTTGTATAAAAATATCGGAAGCTGCTAATAATGGATTATCGTTTGATGGTGATAAAATAAAAGTCACCAAAGGTAAGAACGGTAATCCTGGCACCGGTGGAACGTCAAATTTACCGGGCAATGGTATTGCCGGAGAATATAATAAAGGTATCTCCATCCTCAGAGCTAACTCGACAGTGTCACGTCTTAAAGGTGGTGACCCAACGTCTGGAAATGAGGGGCCATTGATGTCTGATATTGTTGTCAGAATAAAGAAAGGTAGCTGGTGATAATATATGTATAAACTAAATATTGCTCTTGGTAATGGACTTGGGTTCAATGATAATTCTATTACAACATCATGGTCTCAATCCAAAATTGATGATAAGGATATAAAACAACCTGATGGGTTATATATACCTAATCTCAAAGGTGCTGATGGATCTGGTGGCGGTACAATAGTTGATAATCACACATTGAAAGAAAAATCTTTGTCTGATGGTGCCAGTGTCAACATTAATAGGGACGTCGTACAATTGATTTTTGCAATGAGTGTTTGTAAAACTCAAACTAATGGACGATATAATGGAAATATTCCTATTGTCAGTGGTAAGAAAACGGCAACAGACATCAAGAATGAGATCAACTTTGTATTCGACAATGGTTCACCGAATCCATATACGACATATGCAGTTCGGAAAAACGATCTGCTTATGTTATACACGGGCGGGACCAATTCTTCCGGTGGATTAGCGCATACATTCAATAATGGTTATGCCATAATGGAAGACGGTAATAGATATGTTGATCAAACAGCAGTTGCCCTATTCATTGTTAACAGTGTTACCAATTCCGCTTCAAACGGATTGATTGGTTATGTTGAACACATAACCCTGGAGTGTCTCTGGTCCGCAGATGGATACTACACTAAAGGTCAGAAGCTCCAATGTTAATAAACTATTGAAAAATAAAAAGGAGGTTTTTTAATTGAATGAGAATCCCAATATAAAAATTGAAGATTGTCTTTCATTTAAGGATAATTCAGATATAAAACACGGTCTCCGTGGTCATGTAAAAATCGTACTTGAGAACGTTGACACAAAAGAAAAGAAATTCTGGTACGAGGATGACAATATCATTCCTATTTCAGGATATCAGTGGATTCTGATGAAGATGTTTGGATTACATCTTGATTCCGTTCATGATCCTCGTGTTAATTATGAAGACATGGGGCAAGATACATCGATTGTTATTCCTGATTTGAACAATGACGATCAACTCCGAATCGGCCGTAATCCCAATGGAGAGTATGATCCTACGAATAATGTATTCAAGGGATATACTCCAATTGAAGAAGATATTCCTTCCAACCATTTCATTCAGGGATTCATGGTTGGAAATGGCGGTGCTGGTGAAGATGCGATAACAACGAAAAACACGGACTATTCGTTTATCAAGCTTCGTAACCCGATACCGTTCCAACAGACAACGGGTTCAGAAGGACTTGATCCTTCAATATCAGGCAAGTACCTTGGTGTATATCGGCAGCCTGGTAAAGATGAGAAAAATTACTTCATCAAGAAATTCGATGAACGCCCGCATATCTATCACAATTGGTGGAGAGATGGTCAACGTTGGGATTACCTTGATCCCGTACGTCAATCTGAACTCGGTCCCGATGGTAACGGTACAGCAAAGACTAACCGTATCGAAACATATGCCCAAGTGGAAATGTCTATTGACACGATGAATTCAGATTGTTTTGGTTATTTCCAACACGCTGGAAATGGAGAAACGGCTGTTATAAATGAACTGGGTCTCGTTGCCTTTGATACAGTCCCGGGTGAACGATCAACAATCGAGATGCTTTATAATTCTCGAATCAAAAGAGTCATCAACCTTATATTTGATAATAATCGTCCTGCTACTGCTGGTGATGAGCTTGTTGCATTATCAAAGGATATCGCTGAATGTCTCACTGCTATAATGGATAAGGTCGGAGTGACCCAGGGTAACATCAATAAATTCATCAGGTTGATGAGTGTATTGTCTTCTACTGATCCTGCATCAATAGACTATGAGGAATATCAGAAAGCTTTGACATCTGTTGATAATGACGGTGTTCCTACAAGTATCGGCGTTGAAGCATTCTATAATCATAATGGTTCATTTGTATATGCAACTGATCGTTTCCTGGAATATTTGAATTCTTCTGAATTCGGTAGCCTTACAACGGATGAGGCTCAAAGAATCAAACTCATTACATATTATACGTTTAATTCAATACCTCTTCAAGCCAACTGGAAAGTATTGATCAGCTATCGTATATATGCTAACTGATATTTGTTCTAAGAAATGGGAGATGTATATAAATGACTACAAAAGAACAAATCATATCATCAATAGATGCTATAGATGAAACATGTTTCTTAATGGAAATGTCAATATATAATACACTGGCTGATGCATATGTCAAATCCTTATTGATTATGGAGAATTATGATGGTGATGACATTGATAAGTTCTCTATAATTCAAGAAGGTAAGATTCTTGATAAAACAATCGGCAAAGGGAAAGATGAAAATATATTAACTAAAATCATTAAATTTATCCCTCGGCTTATTGGAGCATTAATTGATGCTATAAAGAATTCAATAAATAATTTCCGTCGAAAGAGAGCAAATAAGTCCGTTGATAAAATAATCATCAATTCTGATCCCAAAGGAAAAGAACTTCTTGAGAAGGCTTTAGAAGAGATAGGTTGTGTTGGAACAGTTGATGACGGTGTCTTGTCAGTTAGTCGCATTAAATCCATTGAGAAAGATCTGGCCATTGAATTCAAGGATGATGTGAAATTTAAAATAAGTGAATCAGGCATAATGAAGGTAGTATTTCCTTATTATAAAATCGATCAAATCATTGATTTTAATAAAGACATAAACATCAAGATTGTTGGCATAAAAAAAAATGTTTAACAAACAGAATTATGACAAACTCGTGAAGTCACTAAAAGAACTGGATCTGTCATTTAAAGGAATTGCTACAAACCAAGCAAATATAAAAGAGAAATCTTTTAAAGATATAAGTGCGTGGGATGATTATATGAACACAGTTCTCGACGCATTTAATACGTTCTCTGATAGACTGTCTGTCATAAAGAAAATGTTTGATGATATGGATACTGACATTGACGGTATGAAAGCACCATTGGGTTCTTTGGTGGATGATATCAAAAACCTTCTTATCAAAACCCCTAAGGATATCAAGCTTATAACAGAACTTGATAAAACAATACATGAGGTATACGATGTCCTGACAGATCAATCTGCTGACAAATCGAAATATAAAGATTTCCTGTATGTAATACCCGACACAAAGAATCTTGTCAACATCAATAATTTTGACAATCATCATATAATTGCCGCCATCAATAAATTTAATGATTTTTATAAAAATGAAATCATTAAAAACGCAGGAAAAGATCCCAATGTTATTGCCAAGAATTCAAATGCTTTTAAAGAAGCAATTAATGAATTAAATAAACAATTCAATGTGGATATAAAAATAAATACGAATGTTAAAAATCTTGGAATGCAGACAACGCCAGGTAAAATGAGAGGTGGATCCTCTCGCCAATTAACTGTCTCTAAAACAAAAGGATTTGATCTTGGTGGTGTAGAGATATTCATTCGTAGTGAATTATATACGGATTGTATCCAAATGATTCGTCGTTCAGGAAAAATGATATTTGGGCAAGTAATGTGTAGCAGCATCTGTCATGAGATATTCCATAACATATCATTTATGATGTTGCATGGTAATTCTGGTCCTGGTAAACTGTTATCGGCTATTACCAGTTTAACATCGGCTATTTTTGATACAGCTATGACTATCGAAAGAGCGGTATCACAATTCTTGGCAAAACTCGGTATCAAGTCAGAAACCGTCAAATATGAAAATATGATATCTATTATGATTAAAAATGTAACATATTCATCATATGATAAATCATTATTCAAGACCATTTGTGACAAAATATTTGATAAAAAGATAGACGAGGTATCATTGAGAGAAGTTGATGGCATTCGTGAAATTCCTATTGAAGAATTAAAAAAGATGCCAGTCAATGTCAAGAAAATCGTTACTAAAGTTCTGACAATTGGAGTATTATTATTACTTGCATTAGGACGATCTGTGCCAACAGTGATACAAATCCCTGCTGCTATTATTTTGGGACTTAACATTAGCTCACTGCTTGGTGGAATCCCACATTTTAGTCACGATAATGAGGAATCAATGGCGGATGCATTTGCAGCAATGTATAAATTACCAGTTGTATTCGGGGATACTGCGTTGGAGTCTAAAGATGGAAAGAATCGGTTTAAGTATAATAACACGGACAACAAAAACGATGAACACCCCGCAACATATGACAGATCAGTTGTTGGTTATAATATGGCGAAAGAAATACTTAATTCTGGAGAAAAAATAAATCCTGAATTGAAAGAATATCTCGAATTCATCGTAAAGGAATTTAACGGAGTTAATAAGGTTGAACGTCGGTTCACCAAGGATCAAATCAATAAATCTGCTCCGGAGTTCAATTCTAATATAAATTCTGCATTGAATGATTTCATTGCCAAACATAATATATCCGTGACTGAATCATCGTTAATATATGATACGTAAATATCTATATACCAATTCAGATAATTTATGGAGGTGAATAATAAACGTGATACCTGATAAAGTAAAACAAAATGTGGATGCCTTAATACAGGAAGTGAGTAATGTTGTACAAACAAAAGTATCAAGCGTTCTCGCGGTGTATTCATCAGTGAAATGGAAGAATGTATCATTTACAATACCTACGATACCCGTTCCATCACACAGACCAAGATTATCTGGATATAGGGTTTATGTTCCCGGTGCTGCAAAGAACCAGTCGTTCTTCAACAGAAATGTTTTACCTAAACTCAAGGGGTTGTTTATTACGACCCCTTGTAAAATAAAGGTGGATATATATTGCCCAACACCGAAGTCTTTCTCTAAAGCGCAACAGATACTCGCCGAAATGAGGATACTGAGACCTTGGGTTAACACTGGTGATGTCGACAATTACGACAAAGCAGTATTCGATATGATGCAACCAAATGAAAAACGTGGTCATATCGGAATAATGAGCAATGACTGTCTTATTATCGAAAGTCATACGAATAAATATTATTCTGTCAATCCCCGTTATGAGGTTACCATATCATACATGGATAAAGTCCCTGATTCAATTTCATCTACACTGAGATTGAAAGATAAATCATAAATTAAACTAACCAAGGAGGTTATTAACATGGCAAAAAATACAGATGTATTGAGCCAATTCGCTTCCGCTGGTAATGACGCTGTCGGTCTTATTAATAGACTTGACGACGCAACCGGTAAATTCCAACCTGGGAAGAGAAAAGGTTCGATTGTCAAAGCCGCACAGGGGAATGTATTTGAATTCCCTGTATTCTTTTCAAACAGCATTCCTGTTGATTATGCTGAAGCGGTATCATCATTACTTGAACAAGTATATGCTGCATATCTCCAGATGGCTATATCAATCAACCCCGTCGTCGATGCCGATTCCATTAAGAACGGACTTCAGTTCGCCGATTACAAAACAAACACCAACAAGTATCTTGAATGTGTTGACAGTGATTTCCAGAAGGATGCATGTCATGCTGTCTACCAGGAGGGAGCATACAAATTTGAATTCGACATGATGTCCATTGAAGATAGAGATGCTCGTATCATCAATGAATCTGTTAATTATCAACCTTTGTCTGAATTCTCACATTTCTTCCAAGAGGCTGAACATCCTGATTCATATTATGAAGAAAGAATCCCACTTCCAAAACTTGAGACCAATGATGCAACGGGAAGACCGGAACTCGTCCTGTTACATTCCGGATTTTCAAATCAGATGCCTCTATATGATGTCGAACGTGATAAAAATGGAGAGATCGTTTATGGTACATTAGACGAAGTACGTATGAGACTTGTCAGTGCGGCCAAAGTTGATACAAACGAGACCGATAATGGTAAAAGAAAACAGGAGCCTGCATATGATGCGTATATAAGATCTGTAAGAAATTATAAACTGGCAATGCCGGCTCAGAGCGAAATAGATAAGCTTTCAAGAGCTGAGGATGATTATTTGAGAAACAATTCTGATCCTTTAGGAAATAGGCTTGATACTTTAAATGAAAGACGATTTCATGCAGCACGGGCTGATGAAAAGGAGGCCCAGGCTCGTAGGGCTAACAGTCCATATTACCGTACAAATGATGCTATTTCTACCGGTGCTAATACAGTAGGATCTGTAGCAAACGCAGTTAAAAACACAACAGATGCAATATACAATGTGGGAACTCTTGGTACACGTATCAAGGATACAAAGCTCAATCATGAAGTTCTCAAAGACAGAGTTGCCAATCTTGATACTGATAGGGCTCTCAAGAAAACTGAAGTCATGGCGAAAACAGCTGCAAAGGCACCTGAATATGTTGATGACGGTAAGTGTGCAAAACTCAATACGATGAAGCCGCTGTTGATGCGTGTAACGATCAACATGCTCAACAAGGACGAGTCACTCCAGCCTATCAACTACATCGTTGGTGTTAAGACACATAACCGTGTCATTCCTGCAAGCATACTTCCGGAAGTTGCTCGTTATCCTCTTAAGGAAATGGACAAAATCGCCAGAAAGATCAAGTGGAGAGCTGGAGAAATCAAGTTCTTCAAGGATCTTGTGTTCCGTATAAAAGAGAAGAAACAGACTGCCGCTGACTCAAGGGATCCCAACAGAAAGTGGTATCGTCGTCTTTATGAACTTGCACATATGAAGGGTGATGCTCCAGCCACAGCAGTTGTACAGGGCAAGTCTCTGTTTGCAACATTTATTCGTGATAAACAGGGTAAGGGCAATATCAAGAACGGTATGATTCCGAATGCATCGATTGTTATGTCTCAAGCTGACGTTGATAACATTAAACGTCAGACAGAGATTAATCTGCTCAAGGGATCAACTGCTAAGACTTTCTGTAGAGAGTTATTCTTGATAAGCCTTGTTATTATAGACACGGATTCGGAGTCTATTAAGATAATGCTTCCTGATATGAATAATGACTTTGATGTACATTCTCTTGGTGCTGTAAACAAGCAGCTTGCAATGCTTGACACAGCCGGTACAAAAACAAGAGACATGTTCAAATTACTTGGTTAATGAGGTGGGATTTGAATGTTTAAAAAAGATAAGAACGAAGCATCGAAAGACCATGCATATGTAGCTGTCGAATCAATGCTTAATAATCTGAAAAGGCTCTATTCAAACAAGAGTGATGAATTATACAAATGCAAGGGTGATATTTCAAAATCACCCTCATATTATCTGCTTGAGGCACGGGTAGCTAATCTATCTTCGGTTAAAAAGTATCCTGCTGCCGAAACACAAGCATTGAAAAACATGTTCAATGTGTTACATCGTCCAATCTTCAATAAGATGGTTATGGAGTTCTTGAACAAACCTGAAGAAAGAAATATCATCTTCACAGCGTTCTTCACAACGGGTTACAGAGTTCTCGCTGGTGAACTTGCCCGAGTATTTACTTCTGTCAAGGCAACTGATAAGGGGTTCATTTACCATCCGGATAAAATATCTCGTAAAGAGAGTACAATGAAGTTTATCAAAAAATTCAACAATGAACTTGAAAAAGGTATTGATGATATGATTAAGAGAGAACACAGACCAGTACAGGAAGCTGCAATCTTGAGTGCCGTAACAGATGTGGCAAATCTTGCGGTTGGTATGGTTGAAGGTGTGTTCGGGGTTATCAATGGAATATTCCGTTCTGCAGCATCTCTCAATCCTATTTCTTTTATGAGTGCAATCCTTACGAGAAGTTACGACAAGAAAGTCGAGAAGTTCCAAAAGGTCGCCAAAGAATACGAAGTAGCATTGAAATTGTATGAGGATTACAAGAAACTTCCTGAAACAAACAGAAGGGCTCGTCAGGAACATAAGTACGCCAAGATCGTTGAGAAGTACAATATCAAGATGGAGAAGCTTAAGGCTGAAATTGACCACTATGATATGCGTGCTAAAGAAGAGGCCGAAGAGGATATTGCGGAGATCAAGAAGAAAAAAGATTCGAAGAAAACTGAAACGCAAAACAATTCAGACTCCAAGGATTCTGATTCTTCATCCGACGACAATTCCGACAATGATGGTTTTGATTTCTAAACAAAAAATATGTATATGAATCAACGGGGCGCAATGCCCCGTTGATTACAATACTAAACTTAATAGTTTACGATGTACGCCTCAGCCGTTGCGCGATCCATACTTGAACGGACGTCGTCATCGCAAGGAACTTCAATATCCTCTACATCATCAGGCTTACTGAGTATGTGTTCTCTGATGTCTGCAAGAACCATTCCGATGAGTTCACCATAGCTGCAATTATCCATTACGTCTCTCCTCCGCATTTTATGCTGTTCGAAACCAGCTGTAAGTCCTGTTTAAGCTGTTCGATCTGTGCATACGAAGCACTGGTTCTGGCGAACGCGATACGACTCTCGTACGTATCTTTTAACTCCGCATAATTTGGGTAATGTTTAGCGAATATATCCCCAAGACCGTATGTCATAAATCCGTTCTTATCATTGATGATATCAAACACGATGATAGAACAGTTGGCCTTAATAGCCATTTTGATAAAATGTTCAGCAGATACATATGTGTCATGGTTCTCCAGAATTACACCAACAACATTTGATGAATCGGTGAGCGCACTTATCTGCTCGGGACTGTAGACCTCACCAAGTAAGGCTTTGAAGCCTTCAACAGCAAAACCAAACATGGGTAATGCACATGTATAGTTTACTTCAGTTGAGTACTCTGATAAGGAATACATTCTAATGTCTTTCATGTTAACAACTCCTTTAAAGTTTTAAACGTAGTCTACAGTACACTTACTATTACCCACGTCAATATTATTATATATAGATTTAGAAAAAGAAAAAATAGAAATACTTTAGACAATAGATATAGATATTATTAAAATGAAAGGAGTGATAATAATGCACATTACAAATATCTTAAACCTAATAACAGATATATGCATATACTATTACATTGAATACTATAAAAGGATATTGGGTAAAAAGCTTAACATATCAGATAATATCCGTAATGTATTAATGAAAAACATATATTGGGGATATATAAATGCATTCCATACATCTTTTGTATATGATATACAGATTATGGAATTTCCTTACGATAAACATTGTACATTAAATGAAGATGACATTTGTATTGATGGTATGAAAAAGGTAATTGACGAATATATAGAAACACATCGTCGTTATTATAATCATTCACCACATGTATTATCTATGAGCAATCATCCAATAGAGAACTTTATGCATTTTGATCATAGATGGATAAAGAATTCACTTGATGTATATTTGTTTTAAAATAGATAAAGACAAAAGAAAGAAATAACAATGAAAGGAGTGATAAACTATGGAAACTTATTCCATCACCATATTAGATAAAAACCATAAAAAAGTTGGTGAATTAATGACAGCTACAGGAACCGAAGTATTGTCATTAATCAACAAGGGTTTCACAGTGGAAGATAAGGCATCTGGTAAACAGATAACCGAAGATTCCATAAACACTGTGATGGGTGTATCCGATGGACTTATTAATATCGGATAATTTTTGTCTTACGATACACATATGATTACAATGGTTACGAGAGATATGTAATGTATCTCTTGTTAATACATCAACATCCACAAGGAGGAAATAACAATGGCAACTACAAAAACATTTTCATTTGCTGCACTTGCTAATTATGGCAATAGCTCAGCAACACCAGCAGAGAACTTCCAGAAGGCTTTCGTAACTGATGCTAAGAAGTTCTATGCAAAGGCAGGTTATCCGTCAAAGGATGAAATCGGTATTCTCGATGAGATCAAACCCGATGTATCCAATACGGTTTCTGCAATTCCTGAATTTGTCTCCGGCTTCATGCATGACGAACAGAGATCATTCGATCTTCCCGCACCCGATGACAACACGGCACCGGCAACTCTTACAGTTGTTCATGTGCCTGAAAAGACTACTGAAGGTGTTGTGACAATCGACGGACCCAACAAGGGTGAAAAGTGGACATCGACTGTCGGCGAGCATGATGAGCTCAAGGTTAAGAACCGCCGCAACAAGTTCAAGAAGAAGTAATAAGAAATCTCCGAGCGTTTCGAATGCTCATATATCTCCAGTTTGTGGGAAAGACCCGGGTCCAAATGGACCCGGAATTCCCATGTATTTTTTTTTTGAGGTGATAACTATGAAAGTTCCAGAAACTAACACCCAAGTCCCTGTCATTAATAAATCCGTGACAACAGCCCGTGTTATTCAAAATATGTTATTGAACATATGCGGAACGAACATACAGTTCATTGATGATCCTAATGAAGCACAATGTTTGATAGCTGTTCAACAGGATGGGTTGGTAATTAAATATATCCCGGAACACAATAGGACTATTAATGTCAATAAGGCCGCTATTCAGAATGCCCCCGAGGCAATAAAATTTATCCAGATAAAGTCTTTAGAAGAGTTCTGTGAGTACTTGGAAATAGACAACGACATTTTACAATCTGTCAACTTTAACAATATGCCAGAATCATTGAGAGATGTGATTCTGGATTATTTGATCAGTAAAGATCCATATTATATCCTACGGACTAATGTAGAGTATACATCAGTTGAAATGTGGCTGGCTGCAATTGAAGAACAACCGGATATATTGGAAAAAATGAGTAGTGTTGAATATGACAAATTCGGAGATGAACTAATTAATCAATTAATTCCCCGTTTCCCAGACTATCTTATCCGATCTTACTGGATAGACCGGATGAATGGACAACAGGTAAAATGGTTAATAGAACAGCGTCCTCTTGATGCCAAACGTATTATTGAGAAAAGATCAAGCCGCGAATATACTGAGTTAGGTATATATGCTGTTGGAATACAACCATCAGTGGTGTCCTCTGTTGCAAGAACCTTTGAATTCCATGAAGATATATTCAAGTTTTATAAAACGGCTATATCCGTATACGGAAGCATAGCTGTTGAATATATCTGTGAATCTGATCTCCATGATAAGCATCTTGAGGATTTCATTGTGACGCACTTTACCAAATATGCGCTTAAAAAATTAAATTATAAACCCAAGAAAATATCAAATAAACTCAGGCTGTTGTTTAGACGGTATTAAACGGTAAATATATATTAACACGGGGGCATATGCCCCCGTGATTATAATTCTAAGTCCTTTCTATTTTTATTACTTTCTATACATATATTATTTATATGAATAAGAAAGTAGAAATACTGACGTTATTCAAATAAATATAGAAAGGACGATGAGCAAATGTTCAACACGTTTGTTGAGATAAACAGCCATCTCATAAGGCTGTATCAGGAACTCGGTAAGGTTGTTGTCCGTGATAACAACAATGGATTGATAACCTACGAACATCCTGAATTTGGCGTTCTCGCTACGGTGAGATATGCCAAATAAAAAGATTCAAGACGGGTTGAACATTAATCATATGTTAATCTCCCCACCCGTCTTTTTTTTTCTTGGATTATCCTCTTGATAATCTTGTTACTTGTTCTGGAATGTCATTGCTTTGGAAAAGATTTGTATCCGTAGCATCCGTTGTAGGTTGCGGTTTGGGTTTATCACCGTCAATCTTCTCAATGAGTTCCTCGAGCAATTGTTCTACACGTCGAGCACGAACATTGAATGTCATCTTGCTCATTTTGTCTAACAATTCTGAATTGTTTGTTTGATCTGGTTTTATATCGTATTTATTTACGATGATAGGACTTACTCCATTATTTTCATTAGATTCATCCATAAGCTTGGACATATCAAGAGGCGGAACATCCATCTGTACATTATTAGATCCATATACAGAATCCGTCCAGAAGTCTGATACATCGCCACTACCCTTCGGCGCAGTAGCACCGGAGAACGCGAATTTTGAATTACTGGAATCATCTTCAGCAGGGGCTTTTGAACCAACATATCTAAGTGTAGTTCTAAGACCAGGATATGACGGACCCATAGTCCATTGTAATTTAGACCGCCAGTTTGGATCTCCGTCAAGATAACTCTTTGCTTGTCCAGGTCCAACTATTGCTGTTCTCGAACCATTGCCTGCATCAAAGCCTAAAGCATTTTGATCATCAGAACCGGGTTGAATATACATTCCGACATGCTCTTGTGTTGTTATGATATCTCCTTCTTGCATGTCATTCGGATCAAAATCCATAAATATCCAATCGTCTGAAGGTTTTCCATCAGGACCAAGAATGAAACCGTCACTACCTCGTTTTCCAACGATGTCATACGTACACCATCTATATTTATCACAAGATCCTGCCTGACTCTTGGTTGGGTCAAATGTATAACCCATATAGTTCATAGTTGCACTAAGCATACCAGAACAGTCTGGGTGAAGGTGCTCAAGAGTAATACCGCTACGTGTTGTAACAGGTCCTCTGTTGCCATGATCATATGTTCCTGAAGGCACTTTATTAGTGTATGCCTCCCATACCTGTGATGCAGCTTCAATCAGATCACCTTTATTACCTCCGGTTGCATTGGACACGGTTGATACAAATCTGCCATTAATAACTCCTTCCTTATCTGAGGCCTTGTTTGACGAACCCGATGGACTAATATGTTTATTACCGAAAGAATTATAATATTCTTCGGCAGAATTATGTCTCGCAACAACACCATTGGGATTTGATTGTAACATCCATGGATATGCTTTGAGGACCTGTTCATCACTGGTATAACCTGTTCCTGCTTCATATTTCCAAAGAAAGATCTTGTTTGCCTCAACAGGATTTGAAGCATTTTTAATAGGCTCAAATATTCCACGTTCTTTAAGAACAGACAATATTGCGTCAAGTTGTGCTGGCTTGTCTGTTATCGATTTTCCCTTCTTAACGGTTTTATTATATAAATCCCTTTTAAGACCAGACGATGTGAATTGTGCTATACCGAAACCTACTGCCTCACCAGGCGTCTGTCCACCATATGCTGTTGCATGTCTTCCATATACAAAGTCATCTTCTGATTCCTTCTTACTGTCAACATCAGCGGCATACGAAGCATCACCTTCTGCTCCTGCTTTATAACCGAACTTGTCTTGATAAATATTTTCGAGATTATCATATTGGAAATTAGATTCGTGTTTGAAGCAGCCCATCATACCAGCGGCACCAATAGGAGACATTCCAGCACTTACCAAATAACTGTATGTCTGCTCTTCTGGTGTATCACCTGACAATTCACCGCCACTTTCTTCGAACTTCCAATATGTCAATGGGTTAATATGACCATCATCTCCTGTTTGACGACTGTTAGATTTAGTAACCATGTAACGTAATAACTTAAAGTCCTCACTACGTCCAGTCATACCGGTACTACCGAACTTACCCAGTATCTGGTTAGGTTCAATGTTTGAACCCTCTTGAACAGCTTTGTCAACTTCATCAAGATGGAAGTACCAGTGATACATACCTGCAGAATCTCTCCATTTAACGGAATTTCCAAGACCACCGTTTGGATCGGAGTTACCATGTTTACCACCACGAGTTACATATGTTACAGTACCACCAGTGATAGCACGGACAGTATCGTCATTGCCTCCATTGTTAATAACAATAGCTTCTGAGTCATTACCTGTTGATCCAACACCTTCTTTTGATACAGGTGCATCAGATTTTCCATACCAACCACTATCAAGCGTTGATATACTCGTCAATCTTTTACTATCATCATCAAATGCATCACCTGATGTTGCAGCGAAATAGTCATGTACGGGTGATTTAGAAGAAGTTTTGTCAGAAATGTCTGTTATTGTATTTATTATAGGACTAAATGGAGCCATTTCTGCACCAAGAGCAGATTCACCAGAGCTACCTGCTGAGTCAATTTCGCTGAGATCAATTTTCTCCATAGCTGATGATGCTTCTTCATAACCAGCAGCAGCCTCTTCGGCGCCTTTCAACATGTTCTTTCCGCGTTCACTACCCTTGTCGTATGCAGCTTGACCGCCGAGTTTTACAATGTATGAATTACCTTTTTTCTCCCATAGTTTTTCCATACGTGTTTCATATGCGGCATCGTCTTCTCCATCACGTTTTGGATTATCTGCTTTGAGTTGATCTTTGGCTTGTTTTTCTATAGCTTCGTATTCATCACCGAGTTCACGTTTTATAGTTTTAGCTTTATTTTCTTCATCGGCTGCTTCTATTGTCTTCTTCATACTATCGGCCTTTGAATCACCGGTAAATATAGAAGTAAGTTTTCCAGTAAGAGTTTTGAGTTTGTTGAGAGCTTCTGTTGTTGCTTCATCAAAACCATACTGTTCATATTCATTCTCCTCATCACCAGATCCATACAGACCCAATTTAGAGTTCAATGTTAATGATGTAGCCGACTGTCGTTCAACCTTGCCTGTCATAGGATTAGCAACATAAGCACCACCATTTCGGTCGGTTCCAACGACATTGACATAGTGACTGTTACCACTCTTGGTACCGAAACCAGTACCACTGCCGAGAAGCGTAATTGGATTAGTTGGTGACGCTTGTTTCAGTGAAGCCTGTGTAACTCCACCAACACGCATACCCATACCCATTGCACTACCAGTGCTAACCATTGATCCAACAGAAGTGCCTCTGCTTGGTTCATAAGCACCACTACCGGCCATTCTTGCTGCAAGTGAAGCAGGATTAACCTTTTCACCTGTTCGACGCGAGTATGCGTCAGCTAATACAACAGGACCACATCCGCGTTCACCCATATTCATATAATTACCATATGAATGCTGGTTCATTGTTGTATTATTACCAGATCCATACATATATGACCATGAGTTGTTTACCGTGCTTGTATTTACATCACCGGCACCGAAGTCACTACCGAGATTAACCTTTTCTGTATCAACTTTAGGATCTTCCTTTTCTTCCTCCTTTTTGGAACCGTCTTCACCACCAGGTAGTATTGCTTGGAGTTGAGAGATCATTCCCTCAATACCTTGTTTCATCTGGTCTACACCTGATGTTATCATTGTCTTTGAGGTGTTGAGCATGTTCTTACCTGTATCGGCAAGACTATCTCCTACTTTACCTACACTACCACCTAAAACTGGGAATTTACCAATCAATTTAGCGACTGCACCTATGCCGAATAACAAACCACCCAACATACCGATTATAATACCCATTCCTATCTGAAGAATACCTGATATCATCTGAAGTTGATAACCGATGTTTTCAATGATAGGCTGAATTATTTGCATTATTATCATGATAGGAACCATGATAACATCTACTAATGCAGTTATGATTTCTAATATCGGAGTAAGGACATCAAGTAGTGTCTGAATGATTGGTTGTATTGCTTCAATAATAGGCTGAATTACCGCTATCAACGATTCTGCTATTGTAACAACTGTTTCGGCTATTGTGGTAACCATGTCTTTGAGTATTGATACTATGGGCTTAATTAACTCCATAACAGCTTCAAATGCTTGATTCAACGGTTCAAGTCCCTCAGTCAGTATACTCATTACGAGGTCTTTAAGAGCCTGAAGTCCTTCCAAGCTTGCTACAATCGATACAATCAATTCACCTATACCGAGTAATGCCTGCGAGAATCCTCCGAATATCTCACCGAGATTACCGAGCATATCACCGATAAGACCACCCTTTTTATTAGAACCACCACTGCTACCAGCTGATCCTGCATCGGGTGTAGATGAGGTTGGTGTCGATGATTCGCCGGAATCTGTTGATCCTTCTTCTCCACTACCACCAGTACCGGCTGATCCTGCATCGGGTGTAGATGAAGTAGTCGTTTCATCTGAAGGAGGTGTAGTTGATGGATCCGTTCCTGTATCAGTAGAATCTTCTCCATTTTCAGCAACCTGTTCATCATGTATCAGCCCAAGTTTCTCAGCAATTCCCTTCAGTGATTCATGCATCTTGGATATGATTGATTCTTTCTTTCCAGTGATAGTATCCTCGATGTTTGCCTGTATAGGATTTGCCTCACGAGCTTCCTTTTCGGATTGCTTCTTTTTCTCCTCAGCAGCTTTTTCTTTAGCCTTTTTGAATCCCTTTGTCATTCCGGATGTAAATCTACCACCAAGAACTTTCAGTCTACCTTCACCATCACTGGATCTTTTATTCTTTATCTTAGAAACAGCGTTCTTAGCGAACTGTCCAACCTTGCTGTCTGCAATACTCTTCATTGCTTCTTGTATTTTGTTTTTTACACTCGACATTACATTCTCGGCAAAATCTTTTAATGAACTACCAACCTTGCCTAAGAACCCTACAACCAAACCCACAGCTTGACCGATCTTCGAGTTCTTTATTACCGACGTAACTTTCCCAAATTTATCCTTGAAATCTGATATTATGTTCTTAAATGATTTTGTAACATCGGTTGATATATTCTCGAAAGACTGTTTCAGTACCTTTTTAGGATCTTTAAGAAGATCAGCAACAGTCGCAGTGTTGGTCATCTTCTTTCGTTCTTTTTCTCTACCTTTTTTGTCGGTGTATGTTTCTCTCGCAATAGAACCATCGTCATTCCGTACCCATTGACCTGTGAACGTTGTATTGAGTATCTTATCTTTAGCTATGCCTGCCACTTCTCGGGTTGTAAGGACATTTCCTTTTTTATCTGTAATATGTTTGGAAAACTCCATGTCACCGATTTTATTTACAGCTTTCTTTCCGAGGTTTATTGCTCCCGCATATACTTTTTTCGGGGCTTCAATAGCAAGGTTCCTTATAAGTCCCTTGTTCTCCGATATAACGTTACCATTTTCATCTTTTTCTTTTGAACCGAATAAACCGTCCTTCATTGAAAGGAGACCATATTTCAGATCCCTCATGCCTTTCTCAGCTATCTTCATTACGAATTTAGCAATTTTACCAAGTACCTTAGTAATACCAGAAAGACCTTTTTTAATTACCTCGAACGGAGATGAAGCTTCGTCACCAGAATCCTTTTGAGGTTTTTCTGGAGCATCTTGTAAAACAGAACCGATTTCAGGAGTTTCACCATTAGCAAGTGCTGTTTCTCCCTTCTTACGTTTCTCCTTTATCTCGTCTATTTTTCTTATATCTTTGATATGTTGAAGTATTGCAGTTTTGACTTTACTGTCATCTATTGATTCTGCCATCAGTTCAGCATCATCAAGAGCACCATCTCCAATATATTGAAGAGCTAACCGTGCCTGTGATAATGCCATATCATCAGACAATTCCTCAGGATCAAATTCGAAGTTCTTTACACGATTCTCTGCACCTTTTAATGCCATACTGTCGACATTGTATATAGCATTATTTGCAAGTCGTCCACCAGTCTGTTTAATTTTCTGGGCATGCTCATTGCTGTCAATTTTACTCTTGACTTTACCGGCAACTTCTTTAACTTTACCCTTCGCTCTATCAACAAGACCGTCTTCACCGAAAACCTTTTCCTGTGCTTCTTTCACTCGGCTATCATATGCATACCTGCCAGTGACATATCCTGTGGCATCCTTGATTTTCCCCATTGCCTGAGAAGCAGCTTGCCCAACTTTACCTTCCTTTCTGAATAGGCCCTTAATATCATCCTTCAGTGTACCGCTCAATGCGCGATCAATTAAGGATCCCATTCCTCTACCACCGGCAATACCTAAGAAGTTTCCGAGGAAGGAACCCAATCCGCTTCCTCCTCCGCCAGAGCCTCCTCCACCAGCATTATTACCAGTAAGAGAATTCATAGTACCAGACATTACACTGTTTACAGTCTTCTTGATGAGATCATCATCGTCATTTACACCACCACCGTTGATCAATGCAGCCATTGCTTTACCAAAGGCTTGATCAGTTGTTGGTAATGGTTTGTCTGGGTTATGCTCAAGATCAAGTTCAGGGAATGGATCCTTTCCTGTCGTACGAACATTGATTCCTCGGTTCAGGAGTCTAAATATATTACCAAGGTATTCATTGTTGGTATATTTTTCATTTGATCCGGATGCGGTTTTAATTCTACCATCGGTAATTTTACCACTATCATCCGAGCTACCGCTTTCACCAGGTTTGATGTATTGATCTTTATGTTCATTCCAGAATTGTGACATTACCATTTTCTGGGTGATCTTAGATGCTTGTGTTGCATTTCTCTTACCAGATTGAGAAAAATCAATGGCATCAGACATCATATTTTGTAATGACTGATTTATGTTCTGGATGAATGTTTGGGAATTCATTATTCCAGATGACAATTGTAAAATGATCGTGTTACAAACAGAAGCCCAGTATTCAGGATCGTTCTTCAAACCACATAATGTTCTAACAGCGGGAATGACATATTGACTCATGTCTCCCTTAAGATCTGTTAATCTGAACTGTCTGCTTCCCCTTTGGTGTAAGTCCTGGACAATAACTGCGTTCAACGCTTTAGCGGCAGTATCAACATCAGCCTCCGAGAATTTATCACCAAGAGTCTGTTTCCCTACAGTATTAATACGGTCCTGAACTGTCTGTGATAATCCAGTTGATGCAAATGCCTGTTTTGTTACTGAAGCAAATTCATTCTTTGCAGGGCCTTTAACCCAACCACCGTTGTTACTGATATGCCAAGAAACACCCGAGATAGATTCATTAATGTTAGCGAGCATTTCAGGAATAAGATTGACGATTGTATGGCGGGTCATTCCATCGAACTGTGCCTTCTTGGTATCATATGAATTCTTTATAATGGTTCCGTAATCTTTGTCGCCTTCGAATGATGTTATATCACCAAATAATTTTTGGAACGGTTTAGAACCAATTATCTCATTCATTGCAGCCTGTGTTGCAGTACCAATAGCTTCATTGAAACGCTTACCTATTTCATCAATAGATTTACCACCAAGAGCATTGAACTGTTTATGGGTCACCATTTCAAGACCCATCTTGGCAATTTGTTCAGGGGATGTACCCTCGGCGAGTAATTGAGTAGCCAAGGATAGTGAGCTAACAACACTGTTACCACCCAGACCTCGTTTGGATGCTTCGAATATTCTACCTAACGAAAGCTTTCCATCAGAATATAATCCACCCTTGTCGATCTCTTTTTCTTCTTTTTTATCTTCAAATCCGGTTGTTTGAATTTTGATAATTTTGTCAAGACGATCACTGATACCCAGAAGTGTTTTGTTGATATTGTTGATGGATGCGAGCATTTCAGATGATCTGTTGTTTACTACAGAAATTATTTCCGCTGTATTAGCAACACTTTGCTCTGTTTGACGACGTCCAATCTTAAGGGCTGTTGCGGATTGTTTGTTAGCTATGTCAGACATTGAATCCGCATCAAGAGCCTTTGGTCTATCCTCACCATCCAGCTTTGCGCCTTCGGAATCATCTATCTTAAAACCAGCATCAAAGTCATCGCCCATAGATGAATCAAATGAATTCTCTTCACCATAAAACCAGTCGGAAATTTTCTTGGTAACATTTGAGGTCTTTAGCCTTGCAAATGTATCAGCTGCATCTGTTGTTGATTTAGTAAGATTACTTTTTATATCCTTGGCATCATTTATCAATGATTGGATATTCGATGTGTATTCTTTACCAGTCTCCTTAAGTGTGTTACTGATAATCTCAAAGCTTCGGTTAATAAATTTACTCATTTAACATCCACCTCCTCCTTTATAAAATATAATAAACATTGGAAGGGCACATAACGTGCCCTCCATTCCTTGTATCAGAAGAATTGAATTAATTCGCTATCATCAAGATGGAAACTCTGAGTCCATTCTTTGAGCAATTCTCTTTGAGCGGCTTCAGCACCTGACCACTCATCGATCTTAAGTTGTATTTCTTTAAATGCAGAGCCGACGTTCTGCATGTTCTTCAGATTATTGTATAATGTCCTTTGAACATCCAGTGTTGCCAGTTCAACAAATGATGTATAAAATGAATCTTCGATGGTTTCCAATGACATATCATGTTCACATTTTACATCAAACTTTATCAAACATTTTTCAGGAAAATGGAACAATTGTATCTTGTTATGACCCAAGTATTTTGAGTTAGGGACCTGTGATGTTACACCAAGAAATTTGTTGACGGCGGCGCCAGTCATAGTTGCATTGACGATGTCCTGGGGGTAATAGGAACCAAATCCAACAAATGGTGATCCAACGGTAAATGCATTTACACTTGCAGTACCCGGTTGATATGAAGCAGAAGCCATACAGGCATCAGCAGTTTTAACTCTCGTAATGAGCAAATTTGGTGGAATCAAGTATATTCCCAATTTCTTTGCAGTTTCGTTTGGAGATAATAGATCCTGCCGCATTGCATATCCTTCCCTGACATATGGCTTAAAGTCGGAGAATTCACGTACAGTTATCTTTAATATCTCCTGAATGACATTCTCAATAGGTTCCTTATATGGAAGAGCAATTCCATTTAAACCCTGAGAAAGTTTTATATCATTCACTACATCAGTTATATTCATTTAATCAGAACCTTTCACATATTTGTGCATAACAGGTGATTTTTTGTTTGAGAATTCGCGACGGGTCGCTTCATCAAGATTAAATGCAAAGAACTTCGAATTTCCTGTAGTTAACCATAGATAGATCTTCATATCATCACGACATACTTTAGAAAGTTTTTTATACTGATTATTCGTCATTCTAACCAACGAATTCATTTCCGCCGATACAGTGTCAGCATTGATATACTTCTCCAATGTTCCCTGGAGAACCTTTGTCTTTCTCAGATATTCCTTGTTGATTTCTTTGAATTGTTCAAGGTTTATCTTCTTCCGGTACTCTTTATCGGTGAACATCCTGTCGTAGAAATTTCTTGAAATGGTCAGAACCTTTCCATCATACTTGTGATCGTCACCTTCCTCATACTGTTTATATCCGTCGAGGAATTCGATCATCTGATCGAGTATCTTGTCATAATCAAGTATTGTATATTGAACACGGTAGACATCCTTGGCATTGACGAAACCTTTAGCGACTTTCTCAAACAGGTTTCTGTCACGTTCAACAGAATCACGTGTCGATAATTCATTAGTTGATAACATTTAAACACCTCCAATCAAGTAGTGGGATAATTAACTCGCCAGATCTGCTCTGATCTGTTTATGGGACGAATACGGAGAATTTTCGCGAGAAGAGTTTCCAATTCCCGTTTCATCATCTCCAAGTATTGTTTGTTATGTGGGACAATATAACGAGCATCCTGTGTATCGAGTACCGTGAGATAGAAATCAACGAGTTCTATCTTTGAGCAAGTGTAACCGCTCAACATTGCCTGATCATTTGCAGAATGTATATCATTCATTTCGACAGTTATGTATGCTATAATGTCCCTTGGGATCGGCTTAAGTTTCTTGGGTTTCTTTGATAAGAAGCCTTCCTGCTTGACTTCTGGTACCTTGATACTGTTAGATGTAGCATTGTTAGCGGCGTTAGCAGCAGCTTTTGTGGTAATATCGGATTTTGTTTGTGCTGACATATGTGAAGGAACAGTATTAACAGAACCATTGACTGTTGCTTCCGTGGCAGCCTCTTCTTCAACTACCTCTTCTCCTTCTTCTGGAGAATCACTACTGTCATCAACTACTTCTGTTTCTGCAGTGCCTTCATCGCCGTCACCCGACTCTTTTATTGTTTCTTCGTCCTCTTCATCTTCGTCGGCATCGTTATCTTCGTTCTCATCTTTATCCTCGTCTTTGTCCTCACCCTTCTCAAGAGCGTCAATATCGAAATCATCATAAGAATCGCAACAGTCATCATCTGTTACACAATCCTCAGGATCGGTATCACATATCTCATAGACATCTTTACGAAGACCCCTTATTTCTTTACCGAGTTCCATGCCGTATGGGACTTCCTTATCCTTCTCAATGTAGTTATCAACGACATCGGAAACATCATGTTTCTTAGATGAAAGGTCTTTGATAAGATTAACACCATTCTGACGATCCCCATCATCAACACTAAATGAACCATCATCATGCATCTTACCAATGACGATTGCAATTATGGGTTTCAAATGTTTGGGTGTACATCTGCCATCATTTACCATGGCCTCATAAGGAATTGATGTACGTTCGATCATTGTCGCATTGCGATCAACTTCATCTGCATCATCGAATATAGTACCATTGGCAATAGCCTGGGCAACATGACCCTCTTGAACATAAGTCATATCTTTGGGACACAATACCCTTGTATTGCCGTTGGTATCTTTGTATATTCTGACACCATTGCCAGCATATTCGTTGATAATGATATCACTCTTATCTGGATGACCTATGTGGGCATATTCAGATATCACAGAATATTTCTTCTGATTTATGAGGTTTTTAACAATATCAAAATCAATACTACTCATTATAAATAACACATCCGTTCTATATTAAATTTAATTTTGGAGGTTTTACCCATGATCAATCAATTGAACGAAAACATCATACCAATCTTATTATTGGTGATAATGGCATTAGTTGCAACAATACTTATTTCATTATTCATTTTCATATTACCAATGAAAAACAGAATAAATGAAATGTCACGTATCATGTTCTTCTTATTAAAGAAAGATGAGAAGTACAATAACTCACATGACTCGATAAAACATGCATTGCAAATCATTAATGATAACATAGGGTCGTTATCCAGCAGTACCAGTCAGTCATTCGAGAAACTCGTTGCATTGACCAAACAGACTAACAGTATAACCATTCTACCAACACCTGAAAAGGCAAAGATGATGAGGGAAACGATATTAGAAAACATAAACATGGAAGTGTTGTTATCTAAAAACATGCGAATACAAAATCCTAAATCTATTATACATATTGCCGAGAATACCATAAAAACATATCCAGACATTGACGTGGAATTCACTGCCAAACTATGTTTGGCAATGATTGAAAATTACATGCTAACGATAGATGATCAAACAAAAGAAAATCAATAACCATAATTCGGGTGGGGCAATTGCCCCACCCAACTTTTATGGTTTATTTGGAATTATTACAAATGGCGTATTTATTAGCCTCCGATTTCAGTTGAACCTGCATCAGCGTCAACAGTCTTAACAACACCAGCCTTGATATCAGGAACGATTTCAGTGTTCTTGAAGATTACGCGACCCTGGATACCCTGAACTGCGATTGTCTTGTACTGGGATGATGTTGTAACGAGAGCAGCCTGACCACCTGGATTGTTGATATCCTGGTAACCAGCATTCTCAGGTGAGTTTGTAAGGTGACGTGCGAAGCGGAGGTGCTTGTTTGTGATGTGGTGAGGATCCATCGGATATGCAACGATATTGAGGAAGTACTCTCTTGACATATCGCCCTCAGCAGAACCTTCCTGGTATGCAGGAATAAGCGTGTATGCATCAACACGGTTAGAAGCAACGACACGAATAGGAAGATCGGAATCTGTAACAAGGCCGTAGCTGTGATTCATCTTAACGCCGCCGATTTCTGTAGATTTCTTAACAGTCCATGATACAAAAGGATTGAGGAGTCTGCAAGCCTTAGGGTTGCCGTATACAACGAAGCCGAGGTTTTCAAGCTTGCCGCGGTCACTGAGCTCGTAGATTACAGAATTGATAGCATTGTAGATAGCATTTGATCTGTATTCGAAAGGATCACCAGCAAAGCCGGGAGAGATAGATGTAGGACTGAGGTCTACGTACTCTGTATGAGTATAGCTCTCGAGAGACCATATATCCGAATCATAGCCGTCGTACATATCAAACTGCTCATCAAGGAATTCAAGAATTGATTCATCCTCGAACAGCTCCTGATTGATGATAAGCTGCTGAACAAGTCTGTTGTAGAGATTGAAGTTAAGTGAAGTATTAGCTTCAGTAAAGTCTTCCACAGTGAAAGGAACCTGGAATCTGCAGCCATCGTCGATGAGGAACTTACGGATTTCAGGATACTCACGGAAGCCGATTGTTCTGAGGTTTGTTTCGTTTGAGATAGTGCCGTTTACATAGAGGCCTGTGATCTGACCGCATGCAGAAGCTGTAAGAGTACCCTTAACGAAATCAACGTAACCAGAAAGATGATCAGAGAAAGAAACTGTTTCACCAGTATTCTTGTTTGTTTCCGGATCAACAACGGGAAGCTTCATGTTCTCAGTAATACCGCCGTTAAGAAATACGCCGCCTGTCTGAATATCAATAGCAATACCAGCACCGGGGAGCTTTACCTTCTTACCGTCATACTGAATGTACTGAATGTTGAAGTTATAGGAAAGACGAGTACGCAGTGTCTTCTCGAAAGCGCCTGCAGAGCCCTGAGCTGGATACGGTGTACCATCGTCCTGGAGCAGGTGGTTGAACATATCATATTTCTTATTAGGTGCATTTTTGATATCATCGAGCAGGATAGGATCCTTGTCATTGATTCTTACACCCTTACCAGCGTTATAGAGCTTCTTCCATGTAGGTGTGCCGTCAGGCTCCTTCTGCCAGTATACATGCGGTACTTCATACTCTTCGCCGGTCTGGTTGTTTACGAGATACTTGATAAGAATACGCTGTTCGATGTTAACAGAGGATGTTGTCTGAACAGGCATAATCTCCTTGCCGAGGAAGCGGATATACTGCTTAATCAGTGCCGGGAAGTCGAGAGTTGCAAGAGGAAGATATGTAGATGTATTGTAAGATTCCTGGATCAGGAAGCTCTTAACAGATTCATCCCACGCCTTGTCAAGCTGATGAGCAACGCTCTCAAGATGATACTTCTCACCGGGATCTGTTGCAGCATCAGCTGCCTCCATGAACTCTTGGAGAATAGGCTGAAGCATCTCCTCTTTGTATGAATTCATAATGTCGGGATTATCCATCATCTTCTTGACATCTTTTCTGATATCAACGCCGTTATATGCATCCTTGATATTCATTGCAGCTTCCTGGAAGTTCTGATCGAAAGTATCGTTTAATGCGTCGAGTTCCGCTTCAGATAATGAATTCACCATATTCATCTGCTCCTGGAACCATGTTCCACGAGTACCTACTAATGATCTGTTGTAAGCCATTATTAAAACACTCCTTTTTATATTCTTTTATTGAAAATGATTTAGCATTTTCTATTATTGACTATTTTTAATCTTCTTCAGATTGGTATCGATTTTCTTCAGTAGAAGAGTATACAAGCTATCTAACTTTTGATAGAAAAGAAGATTCTCACCATAACCAGAATCTACGAAATCATTGATAACGTATTTTTGTCCTTTGGATAAGGCGGACTTGAGTTGACCTATTGATTCATCATTACTCTTGACAACATCAGATGGAAGCAAGGGTACAATATCTTTGATGTCATTGAGAATTTCATCTATCTCACTATTACGAGCAACCATCTTTTTATACAATTGCTCATTCAAGATATTATTAGCTTTATCAGAAAGCTTTGTATCCTTTTTATCAGCTTCTTCTTCACCATCATCTGAGCTACCTGAAGAATCACCTCCGTCATCCATACCACCATCGCCATCGTCACCAGACATCGATGAAAAGTCCATACCACCATCGTCTTCATTTAATGCGGGTGGATCACCAATATCTCCACCATCATCACCAGTATCAGTAGCAGGAGGGGCAATGTCTTCAGAGGGCATATCACCACCTGTGTCAGCCCCGCCTCCATCGAACGGTTGTAACTCGTCTCCGTCGGCTTCCATGACTGCAAAAAATAAACCTTTTGACATTTCTATCCCCTCCTTTCTATATTACCATGATTCACGAGGATGTTTGATCTTAGAACCTGTGATACGCATGTAATTTTCTTCCATTTTACCTTTAAGACGCATATATTCAAATTTCGTCTTAACATCTTCAAGTTTACTGGAATGATCCAGTTCACGTATCTTCTCATTAATGATTTTGAGCTCTGTTTCAAGCTCATGTTGCGCTTCCTTTTTGAGTCGCTGCTTGTCTGCAAGTTTGAGACCTTGGATACCAGCATATGCAGCAGCCAGATAAGGTTGTAATGTAAACAGGATACCAGTGGCTCCTAATTTCAGACCAACCCTTGCAGCTTTATATACTGACGAACGATAGCTCGGATTATCAAGAATCTCAGCTTTAACCTGATCTTCATCCCTTTTGATAAGGGAATCGACCGTTTTAGTCAGCCATTGTTTGGTTCTGGTAATGGGCTTAAGTACAGCTCTACCGGTATTAGCAACTTTCTGCACACCTTTCTTACCCTTCTGCTGAAGAGCCAGGGTTTTACGGTCTGCATCCATTGCTTTTGTAAGTGTGTCCTCCTTAGGAGGTTTTCCAGCACCTTCTCCTTTTGACAGGGGCTCTTTGGATTCCAAGAACATAAACATCTCCTGAATGGTTTGTCCAGAGGATAGTTTCTGTTTACCGTCCTTTTGGGCGATGGACTCCTTAGTGTCAGCAGGTTCGTTGCTATTATTATTATTGTTAGAACCCTTGCCGATTCCCTTCTTACTTCCACCTTCATTATGTGAGGAATCGTAAGTGTTGTGATGGGAACTGTTATTGTTGGAGTCTCTTGTGGTCTTTCCGGTGGAATGATCATCGATGGTTGTTGTCTTAGTATTGTTGGAGTCCTTATTAAAGGAATTGGTATAGTTGTTCGTTATGTTGACGACAATCTTTCCATCAGCATCTTTCTTGTTCGGATTGTTTTCAAATCCGGAACCGAGCATATCCCCAAGGGTGTCTCCATCAGTATCCATTTTAGCATCAACCGAATCAGCAATGTCATCAATGGGATTTGTAGGAACCCCTTCAGGCAGCGATGTTGGAGTAACTGTTGTCCTGAGATCATCGGACATCTTAAATCGAGTCTTCATGTACTCAGGTATTTCGCCCTTCTCCTGTTCCATTATTACTTGGAAATCGTCAAGATCGATAATACCATACTCCTTGACATATTTCTGAATGAACTTCTGTCTCATTTTGCAGCCACGTCTTGCCTCGACCAATATTTCGCTCATGTCATCGAGCGCTTTTTCTGCGGCGTTTAACAGTGTTACTGGATTTTGTTTAAGCAGTTCTTGTTTTGACTTGAGAAGCTTGCGATAATCACGAATCGATCTTCTAAGGTCGTCAAACATTTTATCAATGTTTGTGTCTGTTCCGGCACAATATTCCATAGGAGTCGTTCCTATTGATTTACAAGATTGATCAATCTCTTTCTTCAATTGATCATTGCTTTCTTTAATGGACTTTATTTTCTCGGAAAGACGTTCTGTTTGTTTTGTAAGAGCGTCCAAATCAGCAGGTGATAGACTCTTCATCTTTTTCTTTGCGATTTTTAATTCTTTACGGGCTTTTTCGTAGTCTTCTAATGCAAAATTTGAATCCAATAACGTCTTTTCATTATCTTTGTATAAATGATTAAGAGCATTGATCGCCGTTCTCTTGGATGTATGTTCTGCAGCATATTTATCAGCAACATATTCAGTTCGCTGACGATCATGTTCATTTAATTGATTATGCTGTTTGCTGTCTTTAATGAACTTCTTCGCAAGAGCTTCTTGACCCTTTGCCTTATCCTCATCATATGAAGGATGTGTTGGACAACCGGCCATAACATTGATATGGTCATATGCAATATGCCCTTCTTCGTGTTTTAAAGCAAAAGCAGATTTCCACTCTTTCTGCTTTAAAGCTTTACGAGTAATATGAATCTCATATTTGCTGGGGTCAATCTTGAAATTTCCGGTTTCTTTGTCAATAACATAATCACCATTGGGATCCCTGACAATCTGGTTTGTAACACAGGGTCCGTATATTTTAGCTATATCGTCATCGATCGAAAGTTTAACACGCATCTTCTCCTTACCACCAGGAAGATCAATGTCAGTTTTGATTGTATCAGTTTTGGGATCATAATCAAACTTCTTGAGCGTTCTCTTGAAATGAGTTTGTTTACTCTCCTGGAATACAAATGACTCTTGTGTTGTTTCGCCTTCATTAGAATCTTTCGGTTCTTCGTCAGGTGTAGCACTCTCAAGAGACTTGATGAAACCGAGCGAAGGTTCTATCCCAAGAATTTCCTTTGCAATAGATGCGACCTTACGGGTATCATTAGATTCCTTGATATTCTTACCGATCAAGGGATTCATCTTGATTCCCTTAACAAGTTTGAGCATATCGTCAATCTTCTCTTGAAGATCTTTAAGAATTTCTACATCACTCGAATTGTACTTACCACAAGAACCACCTTTAGCAATATTAATATACTTTGCAGCCTGTTTAAGATTTCCCATTGTTTCGGACTTGAATATGTTTATACAAGCATTGTTCGTCCACTGTTTCTTCTTACTGAGGTCTTCGATTGTTTTCATGTCCCTCATAAGAAGTGAAATAGCAGTATTGAGTCTTTCGTTGTTGGTTTTGGTAGTTGCCTCTTGGAATACATAATCCGGGGAACCATCATAATATGCTTCTCTTACAAAAGATTCATCCTGGAGGAATTCAAGGTCGTCCTTCAGATCAACGATTCTTTTCGCAATAACAGCGATCTCTTTGACACGGGATTGAATCTTTGTATTATTGAACAGATTCATGTGTTTAGACCAGTTAACTGGGTTAACCCAAAACAGTTTAACACATGCCCACAAGTCACCAGTAAGATCATTCAAATGGGTCAACGTTTTAAGTTGCTCATTGGTAAAGTTACCACTCTTACCTTTGATGGCCTTCTTTGTCCATTTATAAACCTGCTTTATATCAGTATGACCTTCAGTAGATCCAGTTACATTTGGGAGCAAGGATAACACCATACCAGCAGTTGTTTTGTAACGATGAACAAATGAATTGTTATTCCAACGATGCTTCTTATCCATGTCAACGATCTTTTCCATCTCATCCATCAAAGCACTTACAGCCGTCTGAAGATTCTCACGCCTCTTTTCAACACTGGCTTCCTGGATAAGGTCCTCGAGCTGTTCATTGAGATCGTTAAATGATTCTCCGATATATGCATCGATAAGGAACGGTGACAGATTTGCATTGTACATCTTGTCAGAAATCGTTTCGATCTCTTTCTCAACAAGATAACCATACTGTTCACAATACATCATATCAGATATTGACATATCGCCGAAGGAACGTAATTCATCAATAACAGATTCTGATACTGTTTTCGAAGTTTGTTTTGTGGTATCATTTGTATCGTTACCGGAACCATCATCATTTTTGTATGCTGCCTTGGTCCGAGAGTTCTTATTGATTCTGCCTCTTACATCTTTAACGAATCGATCCTCATCATTAGTCGTACCTCCACGTACATTGTGGGCGATATCGAGATATATGCGTGAATCAAATATATTGAAAATTGTAAGAAGTGTATTGTTTGAAATAGATGCATCGGGGTCATTGATGAGGTTAAGTTTGAAGAAGTCTTCAATGAACTTGATCGTTCCTTCCTTGTCTGATTTGAATGTAGAGAACAGATCATATTTCTCAAATCTCTTAGCACCTTTATTCTGTTTGAGAATTGATTCATATGACTTATGGTAGTCTTCACACAAAACCGTATCAAACGGAAATTTCTTAGTATTATTGAAGACTTTCACGAGGATATATGGAACTATGTTTTCGTCCAATTTAATACGTGTCCAGAAATAAAAGTCTTTACTAAAGAATTTAAGGAGATCTTCTGTTGTATCACATTTACGCAATTCCATAACCAAATCATCGGTAAATTTTTCAAACTCTTTAGATATTACCCACTTCTTTGACTTTTCGTTGTACTTAATGTGTTCAGGTTTTGTCTTCTCGAAGTAATTCACTTCAGCAGCCTCTTGAACCGAGTCATCAACAAATATCTCAATGTCAACAAGATCCTGACGGTTGTATACTCTTTCAATCTCTTTTTCTTCATCCATGTCTTCAGGAAGAGAAATGAGATCATTTTTCATAATACCATCAACATAGATTTTCTCATCAAAGATTCTCTCTTCGATATCCAGTTCAGGGATCTCATCAAATTTCAAGGGTTCCGAAAAAGTATTGAGAACGTCTGCAATCTCGGACGGTTTGACGAATGCATTGAACGTGTATATACCGTTGATGAATTTAGTGAAGTCCTCGAAATTGTCAGCAATATGCTGAAGCATCTTGAAACCGACATATGAATCAATTGCTCCCGTGAGGGTATCATTATTTGAATTTACAATAGTCTCGTATACTCCATCAGCGGGATTAATATCCTGAATGGTGTCGTTAATCATCTGGATTACTGCATTCACTTTAGACTCGTCTTCAAGCCATGTAGGATCAACTGTTTCGAGTCGTGTCATTACTCTTTCAACAATCGGCTCAAGCTGATAGTCCTCGTCAAGAACAGGAAAGTTCCTGACTTTGAATCCCGATTGAATGAATTCATTTAAGCTGTTTATAGCAGTCTGAATACCGGTGAAGTATTCATTTTTGATTATAATATTCTTGCTCATATTAGAAACCTCCCTCCATAATTATGGAAAGAGCTTCCTTACGAATATCCCCTCTTAACGGAACATGAATCTTGGACTTGCATTGTTCAAATACAATACTTCCGTTGTCAATACCCATAATCTCATCAGTCGAGAACTGGAAAGCTTCACACACAACCTGCATTGTCTCATCCTTCTCGCAACAATACTTTGCCAGTTCCTTAAGGAATACAACAGAACCTTCCATATGTACTGCGGGTTTGATATCTGCTTCTGCACCATCATGCGATGGAAAGTCCACCATGTCAAACGTAATAACCTTTGACACACTCATATTAGGCTGAGTGGGTGATGCATTAGGAATCATGTTGCCAAGCAAACGAACCGAGAAACAAGGTACGGCACCGATATCCATTATTTCAGAATTAACAGATCTACCATTCGCTGTAGCCGGATGCACAACAATATGAGCACGATAACGACTACCCTCAAGTCGAGGGCGGAATATAAAATGAGAAGAGAGTTCAGGTTCCGGAATAGTCATACGGATGTCTGTTAACTGTTCACCCTTAATGTCCGGATTGGGGTGGTTCCATTCACCACGCCATTGATTACGGCGAAGAAGATCGCGAATTCTTTCATCTGATGCAATTACAGTATCGATATTATTGCCATCATAACGACGATGCATTCTGTTATGAACACCAAACGTCATCATTGTTGAATCGAATTCACAGTATGGGAGTCCAGTAGCAGCCGACTTTTTCACAATGTACCCATTAGGAGACAATTCAGATGATACCGGAGATTCTTGAACAAAACATGCAGTCTCATACTTGTTTGTCTGTGTACTCTTTAAAGCCATAACACATCTATTCCTTTCATAAAATTTTCAGTATAATAAATAATTGGGTGACCCATATGGGTCACCCAATATCATTGGATTGTTTATATGTCGGTCACATATTGTACCATGACGAAGAAGTTCCTGTTGTTTCATCGTCATAATCATCGTCGTCATTGATATCAAAATATGACTCAAGAATGATCTTGCCATCCTTACCAACATTCACACTCTTAATTCCGGGAACAATATCTTTACCATTGTTGCCGTAGCTGTTTGCTTTGACAAATTTCTCGTTACCGTCCTTAGAAGTTACCAGTTTGCCGTCTTTAACTGACCAGCTTTTGTATTTACCAGTACTCTGGAGGAGTTTAAGAGCTTCGTCTGCAGATACTTCGTCTCCGGATTTATATGACTTCTTTGTATCAGATGAACCGGCGTCACCATTATTATCATCAGAGTGTTTAGTTTCATTACCGAAGTCCTTTGCATCTTCTTCCGCTGAAGCGCTCAGATCATCGGTTGCAGGTTGGTCGGCGTCACCTTTTGATACGCCGTAATCGAGCAGTTTATCCAATTCACCTTCGCTGTTAAAGATATTTTTAACGTGGTTAAAAGCACCTTTGACCAAATCATTGACAGTCGTTGTGATAAACGATCCCACATTGTTAGTTGCCGTCTGCAGCTGGTTCATTTTTTGCTGGATGGGACCCATTGAAGCAGCCATATTTTTAATTTCTTCGTCTGCAAATTTTATGTCCCATTTAGTAGCATCACATTCAGGATTCTTCATGACAATATCAATAGCATCACTGGTACCTTTGATAGCTTCATAGATTTCCATCGCAGTATACTCAGCCGCCTCTGTGGTTACGATCTCATCCGCAGGAATATTCGCAATTGCGTCATACGCTTTGAGAGCAGCATCAACCGAAGCCTCAACTTCAGGGACCTTTGCAGTCGCTACTTCGGCATTCTTAATTTGCTGACGCCATTGTTTGTTGTACAACTTAATTTCTTTGATCCTCTTGAAATATTCCGGAATCGCTTTGATTGCCTCGATAATCTTTTTAAAGCCGACGTTGGTTTTGAATTTATTTCCAACAGTTATCTCGAAAATAACCTTTCGACCTTTCAATCCAGACTCCAGATTTCTGAAGATCTTCTTGAACTTGTCGATTATAGCCTGAAACATTCCTGTCAATTTGTCTCTGTTGATAAAACCAACGAAACCGAGAACAGCAGTAAGCGCAGCAGCACTACCAATACCAAGTTCCTTAGCATGCTCCTTTACCCATGACTCATCCTTACCGAGAACCTTGTTAACAAAGCCAACGAATGAATTAGAAACATCTTTAACTTTATTAACAGCCTGTAGTGCCGCAGGTTCGATCTCACCCTTCCAAGCCTGCTTTATGAAAACCCATATCTTTTTAATAAGATTGACAGGGAACATCAATATCCTGTACCAGAGTTTGTCTGCATGGGGTGACTTCTTTGCATTAGCATCTGATCCGGAGGGATCACCATCAGCAACTTCTGCTTCCTGGAATATAGAGAACATGTCGAGATCTTCACCGGAATAATTCTCCATAATAGTTACTGCCTTGTCATATGATGCTGATAACGCATCAAATACGGACATCTCGGATTCCATAACGGTATTGTTTATACCATTAATAGAACTGAGCACTTCATCACGTAATGTTGTATTGTTCATAGTAAATACTTCCTTTCACAGTAAATTTGATTTGTTAATCATTATATAAACGTCAAACAAATACATCATTCTTTGTCGTCAGATACATCTCCAACTCCAAATGAATCAGACATCTGGGCAACTGAATCGATGTACTCATTGACAGCATCAATAGAATTTGTTATTTGCAACTGAGTTTCAAATATTCCACGCAATGTTTGAGAAATATCTTTTTCAACAGGGAAGAACTTATCCGTTCTGGAATCGTTCTCAATTCGCTTTTCATAAATATCACTCAACTGCTTTGACTTTTCACACAGTTTTGCTAACTTGATAGCAAACGTTTCTGCTTGTTTTCCAAATTCTTCTATCGGTTGATATTTTTGTTTGGTATTGGTCTTCTTCGTGAGTGACTGCAGATGTTTGACATAGTTGTTCAAAACTTCAGCAGCATCAGGACCATTGAATATTATTTTATTTCCTGTGTCATGTTCCCTCTGGGCATCTATGAGAACACCTGTCCTCTTGGCCTTATCATCAACGATGTTCCGCTTTAATTCTCCTTTTTCGAATTTATAAGCGATGAATTTCGCAGACTGAACAACAAACGATATCGATGCATCGATCCAATTCATCCACATGTCCAAATCAAGAGTGACATATAATGTACCAGTCTTAACATCTATTTTACACAGAACCTTTTCTTCAGGTGTTTGCTCATACTTCAGCAGGTGTATGTTAAAGAATTTCTTGATCGCATTATATAATTTGCTGATAAAATCTATCGCCTTCTCCATCGCTTTTTTACAAGCGTTGGCAACAGCTTCAATTTTTTCTGCTGCTTTATCAGCAGCGTCAGCAACTTTAGAACCCACTTCACGCATAGGATCTAATACAGTTTCATCAATCTTCTTGAGAATTCGACCACTGTATTCCGAAACTTTTTGCTGAATTAATTCTTTTTTATTATTTATGAAATATGCTGTTCCACCAATAACAATTGCTCCACCACCAGCTTTAAGACCAAGTCTCATAAGCTTCTCCCTAAAATCAGCCCTTTTCAGTTCTTTTCGGATAATTTCCTTCATTTGTTTTGCGTCCACGTTCTGATCCATGATTGTGTAAAACAGTTCAATCTCACCGGGGGGACATTTGAGACAAATCAGTATTTATCTTTTTTGCCTGTTTTTGAATCTTTTTAAGCTTTTTCTCTTGAAGCTTAATCGCATGGACTTCTTGAACATGAGCTATTAGTCTTGGAATTAGTTTAATAATGCTCTTCAAGATACTCTCTTTAGCACCCGTCTTTTTATCATTTTGCCTAAACTGGAATTTTGGTTTGCCTTCGGATACCCCCCCCCTGTGAAGGTATCGTTTGATGTGCCTCTTGGAATATCTGGAACGAGTCTATGTCTTCACCATCATAGTTTTCAAGAATACATAACGCTTTATCATACGAATTAAATAGTGCTTCTAAAACGTCATATTCACATTCAAGACACGTCTCACTGATACATTCTAATTGTGTCATCATATGCTAAATCTCACCCCTCATTTATTTTACATCATTTATACGATACATGATATATGTGGCAACTAAACATATATACGCCTTAACTATGCTTGAATCTACCTTATACTTTTCTGACATAACCAATATAATTGGCTTACCTGCTATGGCCCTGTCAATGGCAGTAGGTAAATTCGTTATTCGAGAAATATATTTAGTAGAATTAATGTCTTCAATAGAATTTCCCTCTTTTACAATGAATACATAGAATATTGTATCAATGATTCTACCAAGATCCCTGTCATCCACAACTTGGGCAAAGTTGTATAGACTGTCAACCTTGACATTTTTTAACCGGGCAATTCCGCTATATAAATTTCCCTTGCTTCGGTATAATTGATCCCCGTCATTTATTCGTCGGACAAGACTTTCTCTGATCTTGATCGTGTTGTTCGTTTCCAAATATTCATCAGAAGAATCAACATCACCACCAACAAGATTACCATTATCCATATTCGAATAATATTGATTTGCCAATAATCGGAGGTTCTGCTGGAATGATGTTCTAACCCGATTCAAAAATTGTACAAGAACATTCGGTGAAACATCCAAATCCAAACGTGTTCTCCAAAACCCATATGCAGTTTCGATAGTACTGCCTATCCAATTTATTACATTCTCAGATTTTACCAAGTTCCATGAATTATCAAGATTCATATAAACATATGCCATCGTAGATTCTATTGGATGTGGTGGATGGAAAAAATGATTGAATACGTTGTTATATACCGACAGACCCATTTGCTGCCTTGCGGAGTCACGTAATTGACGATGTTGGACCATATCGGAATATATAAGAACAATCGAATGGATAACATTTGTAGGATTGGCAACAATCGTTTGGAAAGACGTCTTATCATTAACTGTCTTAAGAATCGTCTTGACAGTCTCCTTAAAGGTTTTCTGTTCGAAACCAAACATCTTGAAAATGTTATCAACATACATTCGTGGGAATGATACTGCCTTAGTAGGGAATTCTTTAGATAACATCTCGGAATTTGCTTCAAGGAATTCATTACCATATCTTATGTATTCGGCTCGTTTCTTCGGATGTTCCATAACGCTAATTATCGGATCGATTATTGAAGTTTTAAGGGGAGAATCATTGGTATCATTATAAGCTTCCACAAATACGGAAGCCTCTTCTTCTGTAAAAGCTTCTTCTTGAAAGAAAAACATCCAATACCTCCCTAACTAATCAACCCTTATTGTTGTTATAGTGGTTCTTCTTCTTGTTCTTCTTGTTACCATTATAATGAGGCTGTGTATCAGCAGCCGGTACCTCAGCAGATGTTGCTTCTTCAGCCACTACGTCAGTATCAGTAATAACATCCGTTACTTCCTCTGAAGGTGTTTCATCTGCCGTTTCTTCAACTATGGGTTCGTCCTCTTCAGGTGTAGAATTACCAGGTATATCCGTATCACCCTGATACTGACGGGTTTCCTGTGCAATAACCTCAGGGGCTTCTGTCTCATGTTCCTCTGTTTTGGTTGCCGGAATTTCTGTTGGCTTCTCCAAAACTGGAGTTGGCCTGATATCGGCATCGAAAACCGCATCGATATTTCTTTTAGTTATGAGACCAATGCCGTTTGCTCCATATACTCTTAAATTTGAATAATTAAGAATACGACGGATCAAGGGTTTTTCAAGTTCCTGATTGTATACAGGAGCCAGTTGGTTGATTCCCGGGATAAGTCCCTTTCCGGTAATGTTTACTTTCATTATTTTAAACTCTCCTTTTCTTCATACTATATTGAACAAATTATGTTCCATCAACCGCTTTCTTAACCTTTTCGACACTGTAATATGATTCGGATATGAGATCAGTTTTCAATCCCATAGCCATCAAATACATATCAGCAGCCAACAAAGTTGGCTTATCGTACGCATTCGTTTTAATATCGGCTAATTTGACAGAACCTGTATTGGCAATAGATTTAAGCATGTTATCATACTCTATAACATTATCGCCTCGAGCACCCGATATCTCAGATAAGATAATATCTCCACCAACACCAGCAAGCAGTTCGTTTTCGATACCCGTTGTTGTACCGCCTTTAGAATCTCCCTTGGCTGCACCGGTCATATCGTCACGATCATCATCACTCAATGCCAGACCCGTTTTCTTAGTGCTGAATTGCTGGGTTCGTTTAGTATTAAGCCATCCCACGAGGACGGGTTGCTTTGTTCTTATCGGACGGTTCGGATTGCTGGATACGTGGGGGACGTACACATATTCAAATAATTTTATTCCAATAACATCTGCAGCTTTCTCAATATTCTCAAATTTCAGATTTCGAGAACCATCACCGAATTCCTCTATATCAACACGGAAATTACTTTTCTCATCTTTCAGAAAAGCCTCTATCCATGATTTGAATTGTTGATCGTTCATCGTTTGGAATTTATTTCGGTATTTCTTTGCATTGATACCTGTCGGATCCAATGCCATCAATGTCTTATCTATCAACGCCTCAATATTTTTCCGTTTATCAGTCATTTATATCACTTCCTTACAATGCAATCTTTCTGATATATAAGCGATTTAATCTATCATAAGAAATTCCTATGATAACATGTGCACTTTCATTACCATATCCAAGTCTCTCAGTTCCGGATACTTCCACAACGAGTGCAGTTATACCATCAGAAGTTTTATCAAATCGAACATCAATATCGAAACCAACCATATCAATGTAATTACATTGATTTATCAATTTCTCTTTGATTTTACCAGGAAGCTTACGATCATCATCATACTCAAACAGATATGATTCTATATCAATTCCGAGTTCGGGGATTGATGGATATTGACCGGGTTTCATAAACAACAGCATCAGGATAGTATTGACACCCAATTCAAAGGTTGATAAAACCTTTGGCTTAAACATCGAATCCGTATCTAACACAACATCGTAGTTGAGTGTTTGAAAAACTTGAGGGATCCTACCATTGATTTCTTCAAGGTAAATACCTTTAGTATCAAGAGCCATAGTATTCACCTCCATTGATGAAATCATCAGTGAAACTTTCCGTAACAACAACCCCTGTCTTATCCACAAAATTCTTCAATGTTTCCTTCAAATCCTTTGCTGCTTCCGGATCAAGTTTCTTTGCCTGTTTTCTATCATTAGGATTATCGATATCTTCAATACCTTCATGAAGATCGACAATGTATTGGAGATATTTCCTTACCGCCGGTTTTAATTTTTCTCCTGACGAGAGTACCTGTTTAGCCATTCGATACGAAGTCAGTTCTCTGTCAAAGTTCAACGGATGTTCATCCTTTGTAGAATTGCTTATCTGTTGATCAATACGTCGCATCTTCTTTGCTTTTTGAGCGTTCTGTTTATTGAGTTTGATTTGCCTATTGAATGAGCTTAAATGAATAGGGAGTTTATACATTCCCGCAAACAGATCACAGAAGTATTCTTCCTTAACGGTAACACTTATACCAAATAGGGTCATTACTTTCTTCTTCAACATTGATAAAGCCATGATTGCCATACACACGGTTCCTGCAATGGCAGCGATGGAACTACCAACAATGAAACCAATACCAGCTAACAATATAGAACATACTGCCCCAATGATCTTACCGGTCTTTCCTATATTAACGACTTTTTTGATCAATAGGAGTTGTTCGATATATTTATCCATTTCTTCTTCATTGTTTGTTTTGTCGGCATTGTTTTGAACATCTGATTCAAACTTTTTAATCGCCGCAGTATTGTCCTTTATCTGGGCCAATACATATAAACGATTAGAAGTCCGTTTCTTATCAATCTCTTTTTTCTTAATATTAAACATATTCATGAATCTATCAATAAATGATGATATAATCGAAGACGAAGAAACGACATTCTTTGACTCACCCACAGAAGATATAGTCTTCTGTATATCCGCGTGGAGTCGTTTGTTTCTAATATCCATCATATGTACAATGTTATGATAAATTTCATGAAGAGTTACTGCGACAAAAGATTGACCGAATAACGTCCTATCGGCAGGACATATTTCCAATACCTGACGTGGATTAATGTTCAGAGTAACTAACAACCCACCCAATTGGAAACCCTTTGACTTAGATATCGTGAGTTTTCCAATATTGTCTCCCGTAGGGAATACGGTTCCAATGCCTTGCTTCTCACTTACATATATTTTGAATTTACAATCAAATTGTTTTTCCAATTCATTGAATCCTTCAGCAAATCGACCATTGGGTTTTCTGAATTCATTCCGGACATTTTGTACTATCTCATCTGGATATTTTGATCCAGGAGCAAATGTATCAATAGCCTTTAATTCACCACGTTCTTGTCTCCTTTTCAACTCATCAAATTCTTCATTAAATGCAACCTTTGAAAATGATTTATTGAAACATTTGATTGCTTTTAAGATGTGCTTATTTTCAAATTTAAACACATCGAGTTCTTTTGAGGAACCCGGTTTAAAAAACCCTTCTTGGAAACAATCATATTTACTTTCGAGATCTATATCGTCAGAATATTCCATGATCATTTGCTGTTTGATATACATCTGATCAATTGAATTTCTAACTTCATCGATCATCTCGAGACTGCATTCATTAATGAATGATAAATCCATAACTTATCACCTCCTTTGTTTATTCAGGTTTATTGTTATCCGACTTAACATATATTCGATCGAAATCAGTATAATCTTTGTCGACGATCTTGATGTAATGGATGTTTGTTTTCTTTGTCTCATACCCAAGGCGCTGATCCTTAAGATGTTCTATCTCTCTGGAATGTTCCATTCGTGGGTGTGTATTGTCACTTTCTTTGATCTCTACCTCTAACGAAAGAGATGGAATATAGAAATCGGGAATGTATAAATGTTTTGAACCGTCTTTCCATTTATACCAATAATTATTTGGGGATGGGCTTATGATATCATTTGCAGTCCATCCTAATGATTTCAAATGATCCAAAAAATCAACTTCGTATGATCCTATTACTCGGAACTTAAATTTGTCGTCCCATACATAATCTTTTGCCTGTGCATGATTGGCAATCATCTTTCGTTGCATGTCAGGATCATTAAGAAGATGCTCCTTACCATATACTTTGGTCATTCTGGATTTCATCATCTTAACATATTCCTCTTTACACTTGGGATCACCACACAATCTTTCATACTTCAATGTCTCTTGGTTAAAGTGTACAGAATTCTTATGACATTGAACACATACTCGACCAACCGGTTTGTTGACGATTAATGAGTATGCCCATTCAAGTGGTTCACAATCCATCGGGACCTGATCGTTATGTTGTCTGGCTATATGTTTACAGAAGGCTTGTTTGTCCGTAAATATCTTGGGACAAAAGGGACACCTCGTATTCCTCATATTTTAAACCTCCAATATATAATGTTTGTTTAGCTTTCGGTTCATCACATTAATGAACCAAAAAAAAAAAGAAAAAGATATTCCGACCTCATAATGAGGTCGGATATTTTTATTATGTCAAATTTTCGCAAAATGATCACAATCGAGAACATCGCAAATTCGATTTGCGAGCTCAGTTATCAGATCAGTTGCCCAGCAATAGAGCAATACTTCGAAATCGCTCCAGTTCACTGTCAGCACTGCGGTGTCGTTGTCGGAAACGATATGAATTACGGTTATTTTTCTTTTGTCTTCGATCACTCGCAGTTTTTCATCACCGAAGTTCTTTTCGACGATGAATCCATCATCAGGGAGTTCATGCATATCAAACCCCGGCTCATCGCCGAAGTTCTTTACAACTTCGAATATCTCCGCATCCACACACATGCGCTCATATTTTCTGTCGTTTTGGAAACGCTTCTTTGTGTTATCTGGACATGATACTGTGATTGAATTTTTCATAATAATCTCCAGCTCGTTAACCGCATCGAGCCACAGCGGTAATTTCGTTAAAGGAAGCATATTGCTATTCCTTTATTCACTATAATAATATATATTTGAAGAATTA